ATGATTGAAGACAACGGCTATGAAGATGTGGTGCGCTTTTCACGCAAACCGAGATCGAAGTCTTCCTTTGTGCAGAATTTTTATGGGGTGCCAGGCCATATTTACATTGCTCGCAATGATGCGCATCGCGATGGCATCTACAAGATTGGCTTAACCACGCGGATGAACCCACAAGTTCGGATCGATGAAATTAATCGTCAAGCACGCGAGGCGCGGGTGACTGGGCACATTGGGCAATTGAGGTTGATTGAGTCGTTCGAGACGATTGATTGCGGGCGCGCGGAGAGCACGATCCATGCTCAGCTTGCAAGCTGTCGGTATGCACACAACCGGGAGTTTTTCCAGTGCTCCCTGGACGAGGCAACGGCTGTTATCAGGTCTGTTATCGACAATTTGGAACAGGTGCTTCGGGAGACGGGCAAGACGCCGCAGCAGCTTGAGTATGAGAACAGGCGCATGTTGCAGGAGCAAGAGCAACGGCGGCGGGAGGAGGCGGAGAGAAGGAGTATGGCCGAGCGAGAAGTGCACCGCTTGTATACGCAGATGCTGGAGGATCGGTTCCCTGAACCTCGGATTTGGCCTTATTGGATTGCTGGCACGGTATTGATGGGCATTGTTATGCCGATGTTCGGCAAAGAAAGCATTCCGGGCATTTTGTTGGCCGGGATGTTTGCGGGGCTGGTGTTGCACGCGTATTTCTCGCATAGGCGAACACAATCTGCAAAATACAAGGCGATAGAGGCTGCGCGGGATCAAGAGCTTGAGTTGATTAAGAGTGGACGGTCAAGGTTTTTGTCGCATCCGCAGCTCTGACTTGTCAAGCCTGTTGGGGTGCGGGCCCCCAACGTCGGGCATGGTGAAGGCGGATTGCATTGCAGGTTGTTGTAGATACAATAACGCCCATGAGCATCACCTTTGACCCCCATAAACGCAGCGTGACACTGGCCGAGCGCGGGCTGGACTTTCAGGATGCTGCGGTAGTGTTTGAGGGCCCGACGGTGGAGTTTGAGGACACCCGCAAGGATTACGGAGAGCCGCGCATCATCTGTTTTGGCTTTCTGGTCGGGCGGTTGGTGGTGGTCGGTTATGTCCCGCGTGGCGCGGTTCGCCACGTTTTCAGTATGAGGAAGGCCAATGAACGCGAGCACAAAAAAATCCTCCCCCTCTTGCTTGGGCAGTGATTTGCAGCGCGTGGACGCGCACCGCATCGAAGCGTCGGAGTACGACGATTTGCCCGAGCTGACCGATGAGATGCTGGCGCGCGCCAGAGTGAACAAGGGCGGCAGGCCGCGCGCGCAGGATCCGCGCACGTTGGTGTCCATTCGCTTGCCCGAGAGCGTACTGGCCAAGTGGCGCGCTTCAGGTCCAGGCTGGCAGACGCGCATGGCCGATTTGCTGGCCAAGGCGGTGTAGAGGGCCAGAGCACTTGCCCGCCTGGGCTGCTCAGTGGCGTGAGTGTGCCCAGCTGCGAGCAAAGAAAAGCCCGCTGGAGCGGGCTGTATTTGAGCAGTCTGTTAGGCGCTTTAAATCACAGGGATTTGTGCTCTGACCGCAGCCATGCAATCAGCGCTTGGCTGCGCCAAAAATGTAGCTCAGGGCCGATGAGATTAGGCCGATCATGGCCGCACGCATAGTGCTCGCATCGCCTTTGATTTCAACGAACAGAGACACGATCAACGTCACGAGCGTCAGGATGCACACCAGGCCTGCAATATTGATGCCAGTGGTTGCGCCCATCCCAAATACCACGCCCAGCCAGCCGCGATCCATGTTTTTGAGGTGGGCTTCATGCCGGTGTTTTTCGAAGATGTCTTCAGTGTGACGTGGCTTGGCATCGACGGACTCTGCCTGGATGAGATGGAGCTTTTCGTCCATGCAGGCTCCCGGAGTCAGGTGCGGCTGCCCTGGCGCTGTTTTGCCAGTTCAGCGTAGTGTTGGGCAATGTCGGCGTTCGCAATAGGGTAACCTGCAAAGTGGTTGCCCCCGCATTTTTCCCAGGTGATTGACCAAGGTGTGCCTTCTTGATGGGTGATGGCGCTGAGCTGCCAGCCGTCGAGGTGCTTGTAGGCGTTCCAGACGGCGCTCAAAAATTCCTGCGCTTGCGTGTCTGTCACAGTCGGGATGATTGGTTGCCCTTCAACAAGCATGGCTTTCTGGCGATCAATGCCATTCCTGCCGTAGTGCTTGAAGTCGTGGTACACGCTGGGAATGACCGGGCCGTATTTCCAGGCTTGCGCAGCTTCGCCAATCAACGGCTTGTCGTACAAGCCCAGGTGCCATCCATGGGCGATGTAGACCAGCTTGAGCACCTGCATGGGGGTGATAGTCTTGCCTTCTTCTTGCGCTTTTCCTATGAAAAAGTTGGCAACAGAGACTGTTGGTAGGACTGTCATGCGGGTTCCCTTAAGGCTTGTAGGCGGTTTTTGAAGCTACTTTGCGCTATAAGGCGCGCGCGTGCAGTATCGCATTGCTCGTTGGGCGGATCACAACGTCTAACTCCAGGGCACTATATATGGGGCCGATGGGGCGTTTTCCATGAAATTTCACTAGATGTAGTGTTTTGGGCCTGGTAGAAATTGACAGGGATTTGTTGACCCATTGCGTTATGTGTGTTAGTTCATCCCATCTCTTGTCAATCATTGCGCCGACACCACGCGCAGGCTCCGGTCGCGGCGCAGGCTGGCCTCGCGCAGGCGCAGGTCGGTCTAGCGCAGGGTTTGGATGTACTGGCGGTGGGTGAGGCTGTCGATGACGTCGGGGACGGCGGCCAGCACTTCGCCTAGGGCGGTGATGCCTGGGCCGTCAAGCAAGGCATGCTCGCTGCCGGTGGCGTTTTTGCGCTCGATGGCGCGCAGGATGGCTTCGACAGCGGCGTAGATGTGCCCGCCGGGGTCTTGGATGTGCCCGGCGCGGCGCAGGGTCTCCATGATGTTGACGGCATCCACAACGGCGCGCCATTGGTGGGTGATGGCCTGGCCGCGCAGGATGCACTGCTGGGCGGCGAGCACCTGGATCAGGGAGCCGTCGCGGATGTGTTTGGGGATGGGCGCGCTGATGCCCAGCCCTGCCGCGCGGTGAGGGTGGTGCCCTCCAGGGCGTTGAATGCGGCCACGGCGGCGGCCATGGTGCGTTCTTTTCCGCCGCCGGTGTCGCGCTCCTGGCCGCGCTGGGCGATGGTTTCGGCTGCGGTGTGCAGGATGGTTGCTGGCATTTCTGGTCTTTCGGTTGTCGCGTTACTCGGCCATCCACCAGACGCGCGCCGGTGTGCTGCTGGTGTCGCCCGGGTATTGGGCGCAGATGCGCGCGCGGCCGCTTTTGCCGGTGCGCCGCAAATGTTTGCGCAGGGCCTGGGCGATGGAGTTGGCTTCTTTGGCTGTGCAGCGCACGGCTGCGCCCACTGGCCAGCGGGCCAGCAGGGCGTCGTATTTGCTGGCGCTGGTGCGCTGCTTGGGCAGCTCGTCGAAGGCGACCTGGAAGTCGCCGACTGCGCGGCTTTGGCGCTTGGCAGGCTCGGCCTGCTGGGCCGGCTGTTTGGCCTGGCTTGGTTTGGTTGCCGCTTTGGGCGAGGGCTTTGCGCCTGCCTTGGGCTTGAGGGAGTTGAATGCGTTCATGGGATGCTCCTTGTGCTGGTTCCTGGCGCTGGCCCCAGGCTGGGCAGATCACTATCTGCCGCCGCGTGCAGGTGCCGACACCCGCCCTGCTGCGGTTTGGGAACGTGCAGGCATTTGCCCCTGCCTGCGCGCGGATCGGCTCGCGCTGAGCGTGGGGGGCTTACTGGTGGCGGTGGTACTGGCCTTTGTAGATGGCCACGTCGGCGCTGCCCATGGCCGCGCGGATGCGCTCGGCCAGCTCTTCAGCCATTTGCTGCTGGTGTTGCTCGCGCTTGATGACGCGCAGGGTGATGGCGGGTTTTTCCTCGCCGGTGAGCACGCCCAGTCGCAGCACGAACTGGCGCTCTTGCAGGTCGGCGTAGGGCTGGCAGCGGAAGTAGATCAGCGCGGGCAGCGGCTCCTTGCTGCTGGCGGTGATGTTCTCAAAGGCGCTGCGGGTGGCGCTCAGGGCCTGCTCTTCGTTTTCCAGCTTGCGGCTGGCCTCGATGCTGATCTTGCGCACGGCGGCGATGGCGCGCGGCGGTGAGATTTCGCCCTCGTCATTGAAGCAGGTGATGTGTTCTGTCCAGTCTTCCAAAAATTCGGCCACGTCCTGCTGCTTGTTCTTGCCAGCGGTGATGCGGTTCAGGGCGTTGTAGGCGGCGGTGGTGGTGGGTTCCAGCACGGCCTTGTTGTCGGCTTGGCCGGGGGCGGCGGGCTGGCCCAGGTTCAGCACGGCGGTGGCGCGCATGTTCTCGGGCTCGATGAAGATGGATGCGCCGCCTTCGGCGTGGGCCGTGGCGTAGGCGGCAAACGACTGCAGATCGGGCGTTTCCATCTTGCCGCGCGCGCGGCGGCGCCGGGGCTGGAATGGCTCAAGGTCGTGCTGCTTGTAGTCGCTGGGCAGGGCCACGACGTGGCGCGCCTCGGCGCTGGTGGCCATGGCCTCGTTGGCCTGCGCGATGCTTTGGCCTTCTTGCAGGGTTTCAATGGCTTGTTTGTCAAACATGGGTTTCCTTTCGGGCATGAAAAAGGCCGCCTGCTTTGGCGGCCTGGGTGGGTGAAATGGGCTCAGGCGGGTTGGCCTTGGCGGTCGATGAAGCTCAGCTGGCTCTCGGGCGTGAGGGTGAGCTTGCCGTATTTGCCCACGTACAGGGATGTGGTGCGGGTTTCCTCCTCGCTGGCCTTGCCGTCCATGGTTGGCTTGGTGTACTTCATGGCGTGGGCCACATGCACCTGGTGCGTGCCGGCGATGCGCTTGAAGCTGAACTTGATGGTGACCTCGCCAGCCTTGTCGTGATCGACCACAGCGGCGGCCACCTGGCTCAGCGCGGCCGAGAGCTTGCGGTCGAACATGCCGCCGTCCAGGTCGGTGATGAATTCGCCCACGTCGGTGGCGGCGGTTTGGGATTGATGTGTTGTCATGGTGCTTCTTCCTTTCATGAAAAAGCCCGCATTACGCGGGCTGGGTGTGGATCTGTTTGAGCAAGGCAGTGGCCAGCAGGGCCGCGATCTCAGGCGGCAGCTCAATCTCTCGGGCCTGCGGCTCTTCGGTTTGCTGCTGGGCCTCTTCTTGCGGCTGCTCGGCGGACTCTTCATGCTGGGCGGCCAGCGCAGCCTTGACCAGCGCTGCGCCAAGGGCGGGCTCGGCTGGGGTTAGGTGAATGTTCAGGGTATGGATGGTGATTTGCATGGTTGCTCCTTGGGTTGGGTTTTGGTTGCTATTCGATGGTGGCCAGCTCGTCCAGGATGAGCCGGATTTCACGCAGTGCCACGAAGCGGGCGGCATCTTGTTTGCAGATGAGGGCGGTGATTCGGTCGGCGTTTTGCTGCACTTGCTTTACACGCTCGAGCTCTGCTTCTGCCCGCAGAGCGCGCCGTCTCCATTGGGCGGCGGTTGTCTTTGTCGATTGCATGGTTTGCGCATGAAAAAGCCCGCATTACGCGGGCTGGGTGGTCAGAATGGGATATCGTCCTCTTCAAAGTCGGTCTGCTGCTGTGCGGTCGCTGCCGGTTGCGATTGGTGTTGTTGTTGGCCGTCTTGCCGCCCGCCCAGCATCTGCATGTTTTCCACGCGGATTTCGGTTGTGCGGCGATCCTGTCCGCTTTGCTGGTCTTTCCAGGTGCGCGTGCGCCATTTCCCAGACACGCACACTTGGCTGCCTTTGCGCAGGTATTGGGCGGCGATTTCGGCCAGCTTGCCGGTGAATACCAGGGGTATCCATTGGGTGCGCTCTTGCCTCTCGCTGGTGTGTTTGTCCTTCCAGGTTTCCGAGACGGCAATGGAGGCGCTGGCGATCTGGTCGCCGTTTGGAAATGTTCGTGTCTCCGGATCGCGGCCCAGACGGCCGATGAAGGTGCATTGGTTGAGGTCGCTCATGCGTCGGCTCCAATTGCTGCTGCAGCCTGCACACGGGCCACGATGGCGGCGCACATGTCGGGCCATTGGTGCTCGTGGTACAGGACGGCACGGCGGTCGTGGCCTGCTGGCTCAAAGCCCAGTTGGCGCAGTCCGGCCTCGGTGATGGACAGTGGGGCCAGGCGGGTGTTGATCTCGCCCAGGCGCAGGGTGGGTGGTTGTGTGGCCTCGATATGGGCGATCTCTGCTGCCCGCCGTCCGTCGCTTTCGCGGCACGATTTTTCAAAGGCCGCCACTTGCGCTTCGTGCGAGAGGATTTCGGCGACTTGCTCCTGGGCGGCCTTCGCGGCGCGGGCTTCTTCTTCCTTTCGGATGCGCTCGCGCTCGGCTTCCAGTCGGGCGGCTTCGGCCTGCTGGTGCTCGGCAATGCGGGCGGCAATGATGCGCTCCAGCTCGCGGTCGGTGTAGGTGCATACCAATTGCTCACGATCAGCAAACAGGAAGCTGTGGTCGCTCACACGCTCCAGCATCTGAAGGTTGCGGGCGATGCGCTCGGCCAGGGTGTTGGCCTGGGCCTGGCCTTCCAGCAGGGCGGCGGTGAGTTTTTGCCGCATGCTCTCCAGGCTGGACAGGCCCTTGACGGCTGCGCCGAAGTCGGGCGCGGGCAATTGCAGGTGCATGCCCTTCAGGTTGGCTTCGAGGGTTTGCACATAGCGCGCGAAGTCGGCGCGGGCCTGCATGACCAGGGCGGTTTTGCGGGCTTCCTTTTCAGCCTTGACCAGCTTCTCGGTGGCCAGTCGGGTGGTGCGCGCCAAGGCTTGCAGGTCGGCCACGGTGCGGCGCATGATTTCCACGTCGCTGATCTGGGCGAGCGCCTGATCTTCAGCGGCCTTCAGGGCGTCCTCGGCTTTCTTGAGGGCTTTGCAGGCGGCTTCGGCGTCGGCGAACTCCTGATCGGTGGCGGGTTTGGCGGGGATGCGCTCGATGAAGGCGCGCAGGGCCTGGCCAAAGGCGGGCAGGTTGCCGCCCACGCTGAGCGCGCCGCCCACGGTGACGATGGGCGCGGGCAGGCTTTCCACTGGGGCGGCCTGCGCGGGCTGGGCGGTTTCGGCGGGCTGCCAGGCGGCCAGGTCGGCCTCGAATTGCGCCCAGCCGTCGATGATGCGTTGGCGCATGGCTGGGTTGCTGGCGTACCAGCAGTGCTGGTAGTGTAGCTGACCGTCCTCACCTTGCTCGCTGGCCATGAACAGCACGCGCTCTGCGCCGCTGACCATGAGCTGCTGCTCCATTTGCGCCTGATAGTGCTCGGGCAGGTGCCAGCCGTTGTCGCTGTCCCAGTCGTAGCGCAGGGACTGGTTCAGGGTTTTGTGCTCAAAAACAGTATCGCCCAGCATGGTGATGCCGTCGAAGCTGGCGGCGAGTTTGCCTTCGGTGCCCACGATGGGGAACAGTTCCTCGCCCACGATGTCCTCGGCGATGGGCCGGGCCAGGGCTTCGAGTTGGTGGCCACGGTCGAAAATGCGCTGCTGCTGGGGCGTGATCTCTGGCGCAATGCCGGTGGCGCGCTCTTGCAGCAGGGCGGCGCGGGTTTTGTAGGGGCTGATACCCAGCATGGCGGGGGCGTCGCTGGCGTTGAAGAATTGGGCGCGGTGGGCGTGCCATTCGGGGCTGCCCTGGGTGAGTTGGTGTTGTTGCATGGGGTTGTTCCAAAAAGAAGCCCGCCAAGTGAGCGGGCAGGGAATCAATCGGGGGTGTCTTGCGCGCCGTCCATCTCGCGCACGAAGTCCAGTGTTTGCGCTGTGTGCTGCGGCGCGGCTGGTTGCGGTGCGGGCGCTTGCAGCACTTCGCCGGTGTCTCCATCAATGACGGTGGTGGGCGCGGCGGCCGGGGCAATCGGGGCGCGAATGGCGGCTTTTTGCTCGTCGGTGAGGGTGTGTTTGCTCTCCACGGTGGCGATGACGTCTTCTGCGCTCTTGCGCCCGGCTTCGATGGCTTTGCGCCAGGTGGGCAGGTTGGCGGTGAATTTGTCTTCGGGGTAGGGGGTCTTGGCTGGGCGTACTTCTTCGACCGCCCCCATGTGCTTGACGGCAGGTTGTGCTTCAGCGATGCGTTCGGCTTCGTCCTGGTCGTAGATGCCGCCGTAGCCGAATGCCAGGCGGGCGCACTGGATCATGGCCTTGTGGCGGAAAAAACGCTTGGTGTGCGTTTGCCACGGGCCAATAATGCTTTCGTCGCCGTATTTGCTTTTCATCGGCTCCCGGTACACCTCGTCCAGATATTCCCGCACGACAGTTGGGCGGCTTCGGCTTTTGCGGTAGATGGCGCACTCCATCCATTCCGGAGCTTGCGTTTTTGCGCCGGGCATCTGAATCATGGTTTCGGATTGCCGAAACTCCATGCCGTCAAAGTCGGGGTGGTTGTTGATGATGCGCGCCCAGCCGTCAACACCCACGACGGGCACGATGCCGTTTTTCCGGTCCGGGAAGGCGTAAATCTCCTTCGTCCAGGGGTTCAAGGCGTATTGATTGGCAACCACCAGAAGCGCGGTCATTTGCGCATCGGACACTTGCTCTTTGAAGGCGGTGGCCTTGAGGGTTTCGATCAGCCCCGCCCCGTCGCCCATGTCGAGTTTCTGGGCAAGGGTGCGGGTCAGGGTGGTTAGGGCTGTGCTCATGGTGTTCTCCAATGGGTTGTGATGGGGGATTCAGCGTGTGCGCTGCCCAGCCTGGGCCAGCAGCCAGGCCATGTGCAGGGCTTGGCGTCTGCCTGTGCCGCTGCGGCGGTAGAGGCGGTAGGTGGCGATGAAGTCGGCGATCATTTCTTGCTCCAAAAGAAAAGCCGCCTGAGCAAGGGCGGCTTGGGTTGGGTCAACAGGATGGTTTGCCAGCGCTCGTCCACGCGGGGCATGGCGCGGCGCTCGAATGCAAGGCCGATCTTGACGCGGCCTGTGTTCAGCGGCGTCATGGCAGTGGCAGTCCCTTGCCGGCCTCTGCAGCAATCTCGGCGACCACGCGATCTACCGGGTAGGCCCGGCGCTCCAGGTGCGCGCCCAGGGTGACCAGGGCGGCGATGATGGTGATGGCCAGGGCTCTCATACAGGTTCATACTCCTCGGTGGCGCTGTGTTCGATTTCAGCCAGGCGGTATGCCTCTGCGGCAAGGTGTTTGCGCATCAGGCTTTCCAGCCTGCCTGTGCTCAGGAAGCCGCTGCTGTGCTGCAGGCAGTGCTGCATGCAGCGCAGCGCCAGGGCGTAGAGTTCGTCGTCGTCGGCCAAGGCCTCGCCGATGGTTTGCTCCAGGGTGATGCCTGCGCCGGTTTTTTTCTGCCAGTCGCCATGCATGAGCATGGTTTCGTACTGGTAGGCCAGCGCGTCAATTTCATTGGCGCGCCGCTCCAGATCGGCGCTTTCGTCAGCTCGGCGCTGGGCGTCGTCGATCTTTTGGTCGCCGGCTGACCAGTTCTGCGAGTAATTCATGGCTGGGCCTCCAGGTAGTAGTCGAGTGCGGCCATTTGCTGGCCGGCGATGTAGCCCGCCAGGTATTGCAGGCGGGCGACGGGGCGGGTTTCCAATGGGCGGCAGGGCGCGCCGCAGATGGCGGCATAGGCGCCGATGCGCCAGTCAAGTGGGCGGCGCATGGCCGCCAGGCGAGCAAGGGCTGTCATGGCGTTGACCAAGAAAAAGCCCGCACGAGGCGGGCAAATGCACTGAGGGTTTTCACTGCCACTTTTTGGGTATTTCAGGTCTGTGGCTCGGCAATGATGTGGTGTCTTACTTTCTCAGAGGATTTCATGGCGGCCAATGAAAAGCAGATGCGCCACCTCAATGCACTTTGCAGTAGAGCTGGCATCTCTATGGATGCAGCAAGGTCTTTGTGGATTGCGGTCAGAAGGGGGAAGCCAGATGCCCAAGTTGCTTGGAACACATTGCTTCGGCAAAACCCTTCACTTGTTGAGTTGATGCAGCACTTCGCCCAGGAAACCAGGACCATGCGCAAGAAGGCTGGAAAGCGGATCCATAAGCGCTTCGGCAATCCTGTATCAAGCCCCAAGGGGGCTTGGGCTAGAGTCAAAAAGGTGGAGCTCAAGGAGTTCAACACTTTGCTTCAAGGCGGCCTGCCATCTCTTGGGAAGGCAAGCAGGTAGTTGAATGGCTGGGCAGCGTCCTTGCGCAACCAAAGGGGCGAATCGGCTGAATGTCGCTCATGCAGCCTTTGGCGTGCTGCCCTGTGGGGCTGTCTCCGGCTATGCCGGCTCCCACTGACGCGCTGGCCGCGTCTTTGCTGATTGCTATCAGTGCCGTCTTGCTGGATGGGTGTTGTTGCCTCCAGCTAGCGCCTTGGCCATGCATCGCGCCTTTGCGTGCATGTTGGACGGTTCCCCGGCCAAGGTTTTTCACCCGGTGCTTCACCCAACCGGGAAACGTCGTGCGGTACGTGTTGCCACGCATCAGGCCATTGGGCCATCTCGCACAAACCATTCTGTTTCAGAGCCTGTCGGGCTGCGGCCCAATGGCTGCCGCCCCAGCAACACGCGAGAAGAGGGCCGGAACATCCGGGGTGCATCCTCACAAACCGGCATTGCCTTGCCTTTGCTGCCGCGCTCCCACATCCGTTGCGCGGCGGTTTGGTGTGTTGATGGGTGAATATTAGGCTTAGCCTTATTAAATGTCAATAGGTGAAGCCTAATTTTTGCCTAAAATTCCCCCAGGCAAAAAAAAGCCGCCCGTGGGCGGCGTGGAGGCTATGGGGCAGGTGGGGCAGCATGCCGGGCGTGCCTGCAGGGCCTCGCAAGACCTGCAGCAGCTAATTCCGCCTGCGGGTTTTATGATGGCCTGCGGATGATTGTTTCTCCTGCAGGTTTCGTGATAGCCTGCACCTTTCATCAACTCCTGCTTTTGTCATGCCTGCAGCGCCCTCGGGTTGGCCTTCTGAGGCTTGTGCGCTGCAACAGCAGGCGGGTGCATACCCTGGGTGTGCGGGCGCAAAAATACCCGCTGGGGGGCGGCTGAGGCTTGTCAGGAGGCAATCAGCCCGCTGGCCTTGGCCAAGGCTTGCGCTGCCGCGGCTTTGTCGATGGCGTAGTCGGCGCAAACGCGGGCCGATCTCAGGCTGGCAAGGGCGTAGCCGATTTTCTTGCTGGCGAGTTTTTGCGCCGCGCTGCAACTGGGGTGCGGGTGGGAGAGGCGGTTGATGAGCTCTTGGTGTATGCCGCCCTCAGGCCCGTGGCCGCTGCCCGGCAGGGGAAGGGTCTTGGCAAATGCTGCCGCATGATGGTAGGCGGCGTAGTAGCTGCGGCTGATGCTGCAGCGCAGCTCGGCCTCGTCGCTGGCGTTCAGGGCGCGCTGTGCGACTTGCAGGATGTCGTTGGGCGTGACGGGCATGGCGCTTCAGATCTTGCCTTGGAAGCTGATGGTGAAGCCGGGGCTGACAAAGAGGTCGGCCAGAATGATGCGTTCGGCCAGTTCTTGGCTGAGCTGCTCGGCCTCCTCAATGGAGACGGGCAGATCGTATGTCATGTGGATGAACGGCTGTTGGATGGGATGCTCGGCCGGCAAGGTGAACAGAAGGGTGTGGCCTTGCGTGCTGATGCCTTTCTCTTCCAGCAGCGTGCCGACCTGGTCTATGGATTGGGCGATGATGTCGTCGGTGACGCCCAGTTCATCCATGATGCGCGTGGCCGATTGCGCGCGCTCGAACTCCTTGTGCGCTTGCAGCATGATGTTGTCTTCTTTGGCTTGGCGCATGAGTGCGGTGATGCTTTGAAAGGCGCCGATGCTTTCCAGCACGGGCAATAGACGCGATGCCGAATAAGGGCGCGCCTTGAGAGCGAAGGGCAAAAATTTGTGCGCCTGCCCAGCCTTGAGCGCAGTGGCATAGTAAAAGATTTTGGTATATCCGGCGTGTTCGGTAAAGCCGTTTTGTTCCATTTCGCGGATGGCGCGCCACAACGCAGGCCGATTGCCCAGGGTGGCCTCCAGGTGGCAGTTGGCCATGTCTGCGGCCAGCCTGTCGGTTCTGCCCAGCTTGTCGATCTCCTGCCGGATTCTTCGCTCAAGGAAGGGGTTGGCCTGCGGCGCTGGGGGCAGGCTCTCGATCATTTGGGAAATGTGGCTCGATTGTGTGGCTGGTTGTGGCATGAGTCACCTGAAATCGCTGAGATGCTTTGCCATGTGCGCATGGCCTTCAAGGCTGCTGGAGCTTATCTCTTGCGCTCCATTTCCAATGTGCGCGACTCGCCTGTGGTGTGGTCTGTGACTTCTACTTCGACGTACCTGCCATTGGCGCGGATAGATTCGACGGTGACGTCGATGTATTCGCCTTGGCTGTAGTCGTAAATTTCAATGTCTCGGCCGCTACGCACGAGATTGCCCTTTTCGATTTTCACATAAGCGCCGTTATCCGCGTCGTAGCCATCCCAGGCAAAAGCATGGGTGGCGGCGGCAAGGAGGCTAATTGCTGTTATCAGATTTTTCATTGGTGATTTCCTTTTGCGGCGGGTTATTGAGTGGATATTTAAAATCTTTGCGGCACATTCTTTTGTAGATTGCATGTCCCTTGGAAAAGAGTTCGATATTCTGGAGGAGGGGTGCTTATGGAAATTTCTCCTGTGAATCTGTTGATAATTGTCTCAATGCCGAGATTGTCGCTAAAAGAAATTTGGCTCGGTGAAACGTTGGATGTATGCATCCATTCGCCTTCATATTGAACATAAAGTCGATTCTCAGAAAACCGAATTGTTCTTGTTATTGTTGGGAGGTCAAGGCCCTGCCTTGGAGCTAATGTGCAAGACAATGCCTTCAGATCATTTGCGTCTGATGCGCTTTGAGAATTTCTTGCAGCCTCCTTAATGTCCATGCCTGCGGCGTAATGGCACGCGAAATCAATGATTGGGTAGTAAACTAGCGGAACTGTTCTCCTTTGGGTCTCTGGTTCCTTATCTCCAGCATCCTTTGATAGCTTTTGAGACTGTTCTTCTGGCGTGAGGAATTTTATTTTCTCATTGATTTCTATCTTTTTATTTTTATATTCCGGTGGTGTGTATGTGATTTGTCCATAACTTCCGTCATCCCTTTTGGGGAAGAAGGTGTATAGAACTGTTGCTATTTTCTTGGATTTGCAGTTAACGACACTTGACCGTTTTAATACTGGTTGGAAGTCATCCTCTTTGTTGCGTAAGAAGTCGTAGCTTTCCACAATTTTGAGGTGTGGGGTCTTTTCTCCGGTATCTTGTATGGTGGCAATGGTTCTTGATTTGTTTGTCATTTGTATGAATTCCTGCGCCAACGATGCATTGTGGATCGTTAGCAAGGTGTAAGAAATTAAGATATTGAAAATTGTTTTTTTCTTCATATTTTGGCCGATTGTTAAAGGCGTATACCGTAATGGATGCAATACGTTGAGGTGTTTAGGCCTCCAGTTGTTCATAGCCCGCCTGTGCCAGATTTGTCCCGCACGCGGCCCAAAACGGTGATGAATTCCTGCGCCTGCTCCAGAGTGAGGGTTTCGTCTGGGTATTGCTTTTGGTTTTCGCTGCGAAGGGTCAGAGTGCCATCGCCGCGCCTGAAGAGTAGGCGCTTGAGGCGCAGGTCTTCGCCGTAGAGGATGGCGTAAATGCTCCCGTCTTTGATGCGCTCGAAGCCGCCTTCTTCCAGGTTGACTAGCACGACGTCGTTGGGGTAGAGCAAAGGGATCATGCTTTCGCCCGTGACCTTGAAGCGCCGCAAGTGCTTGGGATTGAGTCCTTCACCCTGCAGCCATGAGAGGCGGTAGGTGGCGGGCTCGCGCATTTCCTCGATTTCGTAGCTGACTGCTGGCCGCCCTGGTCCGGCGCTCAGTCGTAGGCTGTATTCAGGGATGGCCACCATGCCCTCGGGCAGTTCGTCGTCGGGGTGCTGCCCGATGATGAATGACGCGGCAGTTGTGGTCTTGGCTTGTCCAGCCACAGCGGTGGCGTCGAGCCCCCAGTGCTCAGGGCCAACTACGTCAGAGAAATAAGCCCACAACTCCGGTAGCTTGTCCTTGGAGATTACGCCTCGCTTGAGCCAGTCTTGGACAGACGGCGGCTTCACGCCAAAGTGCTCTGCGACTTCCACTTGTTTGACGCCTTTAAGTGCGATGGCGCGCCTAAGGGCATCACCAAGTTCTTTTCCTGTAAGCATTGCCTAATATTCCTTCAAATCTGACAAAGAAGGCAATTCCTAACATGCCCTTGCTTTGATAAGGCTTCGCCTTATAATCGAGGCATGAATGAAGCTATCAACTCGGCCGCGACTGCCGCTGGCGGCCAATCCGCCTTAGCGAGGCTGCTTGGAATTAAGCCCCCCACTGTGAATCAGTGGGTAAAGGGAACTCGTGCTGTGCCGGCTCGGTTCTGCCCCGACATCGAGGCCGCAACCGGCGTGCCCTGCGAGGAGCTGCGCCCGGATGTGAACTGGGCGGTGTTGCGTGGTGGTCGGGGTGTGGGCCATGACTGAACTATTCCGCTCCCCCGCTGAAAGGTCACGCAAGACGCACGCGCGGGTGCTTGCACGGATGCAAGAGCCGGGCAGCCAGGTTGCCATTGCTGCAAGTCTGGGCGTGAGCGAATCGACGATCTCGCGCATCAAGAACGAGAAGCTGGCCGATTGCCTGGCACTCCTGTACGCCGTCGGCCTAAAGGTGGTGGATCAGGATGCTGTGTGCATCCAACCCGAAGCGCTGGCCTTCATGCGCCTGACGGCCTTGCGTGCGCTGGCCAATGACGAGGCGGCGCAGCAGTTTTTTGGGGAGGACGCATGAGGCCATCGAGCAAGCAGCTGCAGGCGAGCGCCCGCCGCCTGGGCGATGAGGCTGCGCAGGCGTGCGCAGAAAAGCAGGAATCGGCCACGCCGGGTTTTGGCGATCGGGCCTATCAATTCATCGTGGCCCATGTGCGCGATCACGGGCCAATCAGCGGCGAGCTGGTGACGAATGCGGCCAAGTTGGCCGGGATCAGGCCAAACGACGATAGGGCCTTCGGAGCGGTGTACGCCAAGGCGATCCGTGAGGGGGCGATTCGCGTGATTGGGACGACTGCCCGCATCAAGGGGCATGGGACGGGCGGCGCCCGGGTTTATGTGAAAGGAGCGCGGGCATGACCGGCGATGTGATCAAGGCACTGATGGCCAAGCCCATCGCGTTTCACAGGGCGTTTGTCGATCTGGGGGTGGGTATCACTGGTGCGGTGATGCTGTCCCAGGCGTTCTATTGGAGCCAGAAGACGGCCGATGGCTGGTTCTTCAAGGGGCAGGTCGATTGGACGCGAGAGACAGGCCTGACTCGCTACGAGCAGGAGGGCGCGCGCCATGCATTGCGCGCCATCGGGGTGCTGCATGAGCAGCGCAAGGGCCATCCTGCGCGGCTGTTTTTTAGGGTTGATTTTGATCGGCTGGCCGAGCTTTTGATGGCTGGCACGGATGGCAAGAAGGTGCCCAAAACGCCAGTATGCGCAATTTCCGCAGACTGCCAGAATGGGGAAATCCAGCATGAGGAAAACCAGCAATCTAGTGCGCGGAAAACCAGCAATCTAGATTGCGGAAAACCAGCAGACAGGAATGTGGAAATCCCGCAATCTATATATAAAGAAAAGATTACAACAAAGATTACATCAAAGACTACATCAAAGAATTCCGTGGCGCTGCCGCGCCCCGATGGCGGGCAGGTGGCGGGCGAGGATGCCAACGCGCTGCAGGCTGCTTGCCGCACGACGTGGCAGGCGTACAGCGATGCGCACCAGCGGCGCTACGGCACGAAGCCGGTGCGCAATGCGAAGGTGAACGCGAATGTGCGGCAGTTGGTGCAGCGCCTGGGGGCGGATGAGGCTCCGCAGGTGGCGGCGTTTTTCGTCGATTGCGTCAACGATGCGTTTGTGGTGCGCGCCTGCCACGGCATTGGGCTGTTGCTGGCGCAGGCTGAGGGCTACCGCACGCAGTGGGCCTCGGGCCAGGCGATGACGGCGACCAGGGCGCGGCAGATCGACCAGACGCAGAGCAATGCGGATGTGGCGGCTGAGGCGATTGCGATGCTGCGGGCCAAGCGGGCCGGGCAGGCGGCCAAGGCAGAGTTTGTGGATGTGGAGGCGCGGCCATGCTGAGCGAGCGCGATGTGGAGTGGCTGGTGGCGACGTTGGTGGCCACTGCCGAGGTGTTGGGCCAGCAGTTGACGCCTGCAGCGGCGTTGTTGATGGCCGAGGATTTGGCGAGCTTTGACCGCGAGGTGCTGGCCCGGGCGCTGGCGCGGGTGCGCAGCGAGCATGCGGGCCGGCTGACGCTGAAGGTGGTGCTGGACCGCGTTGATGAGCTGTCTGGCCGCCTGGCGCCCAATGAGGCGTGGGCGCTGGCGCTGCGGGCGCTGGATGAGCGCGAGACGGTGGTGTGGACGGATGAGGTGTGCCAGGCCTGGGCGCAGGCGCGGCCGATTGCCCAGGCGGGCGACAAGGTGGGCGCGCGCATGGCGTTTGTGTCGGCCTATGAGCGGATTGTGCGCGAGGGCCGCGAGGCGCGCCGCCGGCCGGCGGTGCTGGTGTCCGAGGGTTGGGATGCGGCCGGGCGCAATGCGGCGCTGGATCAGGCGGTGAGTGCTGGGCTGTTGACGGCCGAGCAGGCGCAGCAGCACCGGCCGCAGTTGCAGGCCCCGGCGTTCAATCCGATGGCGCTGCTGACCAGCGATCTGGCGCGGCCGATTGAAGCGCCGGCGCAGATCAAGGCCCGGCTGGCCGCTTTGCGTGCGGAGATTCGCCGGCGAACGATTGAGGCCGATGAGGCCCGGGCGGCAGAGCTGGCGGCGCAGCAGGCGCAGTGGGATGAGCGCAAGCGCCAGGCGGCGGAGATGGCGCGCGCGGCGCTGAAGGCCGAGCCGCAGCCGGTGGCGCAGTCGCCAGTGCGGGAGGCGGCGTGACATGTGCAACGTGCCTGACATGCAAGCACTGGCAGCCCAAGGCCAACCCGGAGATGACGCGCTGCGGTTTCGCGCCGTGCGCGCTGGGGCCGGGGTATCGGTTCCTGCCCATGCAGGGCGCGTGCGCACGGCATGCGCCGGCCGATGCCCAGGTGAGCGATGCGCGCATGCAGTGGGCCGCATCCTTGCGCGCACGGCGCGCGATTGGGAGTTGAGGTGAGGCCTGGGCCGCCCAATCCCAGGCCGCTGGGGACGTTGACGCCTGCGGGGGCGACGGCGCAGCTGTTGTTTGTGTTGGCGCGCCAGCCGAGCAAGTTCTGGAGCCACCAGGAGATTGTGCGGCACATGCCGGTGCCCAAGAGCCTGGGGTGGGCGTTGCGCCATGCGCAGATTTTGGGGTGGGTGGAGCGCACGCCGGATCATCGCTCGCCGCGGTATTTGCGCTATCGGATTACGCCCGGCGGCCTGCAGGCGTTTGGGGGTGGGGCATGAAGCCGGCGTGGCCTGCGCCGCGCCGCGCCCAGGCGCCGCAGCTGCGGGCTGCGCCGCGTTTGCGGGTGCCCAGGCGGGGCGAGCGCGGCGAGCGTGAGCAGTTGTTGGCGTTGCTGGCGATGGCGCAGGCGCTGCCGCTGGCGGTGGATGTGGCGGCGCTGCGCGCGCGGCTGCAGGAGTTGGGGGAGTTGGGGTGATGGAGTCTTTGGAGTTGGAGTTGCACAACCGGCAGCAGGCGTGGGCGCTGATGCGCTCGCAGTTGTTTCCGTTTCTGGGGGCGGCTTTGCAGGGCGGCTCGCGCTGGGTGTTGAGGGTGTCGCGGCGCAAGCGCACGCTGCGGCAGAACAGGCGGTATTGGGGCAATGGGGTGCTCAAGCAGATTGCAGAGCAGGCGACGGTCAATGGCCGGATGTTTGATGCGCAGACGTGGCATGAGTTTTTCAAGCGCCGGTTCATTGGGGTGGTGGAGCTGCCCGATGGCTCGGTGGTGGGCAAGAGCAGCACGGGGCTGAGTACGGCTGAGTTTTGCCGCTTCAGCGATGAGGTGGAGGCGTATGCGGCCACGGAGCTGGGGGTGGTGTTCTATGACTTGCTGCCGCATTCGGCTCATGCGGAGGATGGGCGATGAATAACCGGCTGACGCAGCGGGAGCGGCGGCATTTGGCACGGGTGAAGGCGTTGCCGTGCAGTGTGTGCGGCGCGCATGGCCCGAGTGAGGCGCACCATGTGCGCCAGGGGGCGCAGTATTTGTGCGTGGCGCTGTGTGCGGATTGCCACCGGGGCGCGGTGCTGGGCTGGCATGGCCAGCGCCGGGCGTGGGCGGTGCGCAAGATGGATGAGTTGGATGCGCTGGCGGTGACGGTGCGCGCGTTGCTGGAGGGGGCCTGATGTTTGTGCGGATGACGGCCGATCAGTGGGCGGCCGCGCAGCGGCGCAATGCGCAGGCGGGCGCGCCGAGGGCCAGGCGCGGGGTGCACCAGAAGTATGGGAATCAGCGCGTGACGACGGAGGCTGGCGAGCGCTTTGACAGTAAGGCGGAGTATCGCCATTGGCTGCATTTGCGGGTGCTGGAGCAGGCCGGGCGGATTCGCGATTTGCGCCGGCAGGTGGCGTTTGAGTTGGCGCCTGCTGTGGTGCTGGGCGGGCGCAGGAAGCCGGCGCTGCGCTATGTGGCGGATTTCGTGTATCTGGATGAGGCGGGGCGGCAGGTGGTGGAGGATGTGAAGGGGGCGGTGACGCCGGTGTGGCAGATCAAGCGGCATTTGATGGCCGCAGTGCATGGGATTGAGGTCAAGGAGGTGAGGGCGTGAGCGCGAAGAATGGGTTTGGGTTGACGCCGCCGCAGGATTTGTTTGCGCGCCAGGTGGCTGGCGGTTTGCCGCTGGCGCAGGCGTATGTGCGGGCGTACCCGAAGGCGGCGGCGTGGAAGGCGGAGTCTGTGCGGGTGAAGTCCAGTGAGTTGGCGTCGAATGTGAACGTTGCGAAACGCATCCAGATGTTGCAGGCGCAGGCGGCGGATCGAGCGGTGGTGTCTGCTGAGCGTCTGGTGCGGGAGATTGCGCGGCTGGCGTTTTCAGACCCGCGCAAGCTGGTGGACGCGCAGGGGAAGATGCTGGCGCTGCATGAGCTGGACGATGACACGGCGGCGGCGCTGGCGTCGGTGGAGATCGATGAGTACGGGAAGGTGAAGTACAAGCTGTGGGACAAGGGGCCGGCGCAGGAGCGGTTGGCGAAGTTCCTGGGGCTGTATGAGAAGGACAACCGGCAGAAAACTGACCCGCTGGTGGAGTTGACGCGCGCGATGCTGGGCGGCGTGGTGGGGGCGAAGGGGATTGATCTTGGCGATGCAGGGGCAGACTGAGGCGTTGGGCCAGGAGGAGGTGCTGGCGCGCTACCGCGACCCAGCCTGGCGCCTGCAGCACCTCTACCGGATTGTGACCAAGGGCGATGGGGGCGAGGATTCGCTGGTGGTGGTGTTTCGGCCCAATCGGGCGCAGCGGCGGTTTCTGGCGCGGATGCACACGCGCAATGTGATCCTGAAGGCGCGGCAGCTGGGGTTTTCGACGCTGATTGCGATCCTTTGGCTGGACACGGCGCTGTTCAGCCGCGACCCGGTGGCGTGCGCGATTGTGGCGCAGGACAGGGAGACGGCGGGCAAGTTGTTTGCGAAGATCACGTTTGCCTATGACCGGCTGCCGGATGTGCTCAAGGCGATGTTCCCGGTGGCCAAGCGCACGGCGGAGGAAATCCAGTTTGGGCACAACGGCGCGAGCGTGCGTGTGGCCACGAGTGCGCGCGGCGGGACGATCCACCGGCTGCACGTTTCGGAGATGGGCAAGATTGGGGCGAAGTACCCGGAGAAGGCCAAGGAGATTGTGACGGGCTCGATTCCGGCGGTGCCGGCCTCTGGCGTGGTGGTGGTGGAGTCCACGGCGGAGGGGCAGTCGGGGCGGTTTTACGAGATGGTGCAGGCGGCCACGCAGGTGCAGGAGTTGGGGCGGCCTTTGACGGCGCGCGACTATCGGCTGCATTTTTTTGCGTGGTGGCAGGAGCCCAGCTATGTGCTGGAGCCGCAGGGCATTGAGGCTACGCCGGCGGATGTGGCGTATTTCCACGAGGTGCAGGCGCGCTGCTCCATCCAGCTGACGGCGGCGCAGATGGCGTGGTACATGGCGACGCTGCGCAGTGCGGATTTCGCGGGGGAGCGGCCGCTGATGTGGCAGGAGTACCCGAGTTTTCCAGAGGAGCCGTTCAAGGTGTCCACGGAGGGGTGCTACTACGCGCAGCAGTTGGCCGATGCGCGCCGGCAGGGGCGGGTGCTGCCGGCGCTGCCGGTGTTGCCGGGGGTGCCGGTCAATTCGTTTTGGGATTTGGGCGCGAACGACAACACGGCGATTTGGCTGCACCAGCAGGTGGGGGCGGAGGATCGGTTTGTCCGCTTCATCAAGGCCAGCGGGGAGCCGTTGGCGTTTTATGTGGGGTGGTTGCAGCAGCAGGCGGTGGTGTTCGGGCGGCATTTCTTGCCGCACGATGCGGATCACAAGCGGCTGGGCACGGATCCGCAGCGCAATCAGTCGGTGCGGGAGATGCTCGAGCAGTTGTTGCCGGGCCAGCGCTTTGAGGTGGTGGATCGCATTCCGCATGTGCTCACGGGGATTCAGGCGGTGCGCGCGGCGCTGGCGTCGTGCTGGTTCGACGAGTCGCAGTGCAGCGAGGGCTTGCGCGATTTGGGCACGTACCGCAAGCAGTGGGATGAGCGGCGCGGGACGTGGAAGGATGCGCCGTTTCACGGGCCGGATTCGGATGCGGCCGATGCGTTTCGGCAGTTTGCCCAGGCCAAGGCGGCGGGCTTGTTGCCGGGCTCGCAGTTGGTGGTCGATGGGATTGCGCGCAAGGCCGGCTATGGGTTTGTGCGCAGGCGTGGCTCGCCGATGGCGGCGGGGTGAGGCCATCGGTTCCAAGCATGGCACAACCGGGGTTGTTTGGGTTTCCTGGTGGCCTGTATGGGGATTTCGATCAATACGCAGCGCGCGCACATGACGCGGCAGCTGGGCGATGTGGTGGTGGTGTTGACGTGGGTCAACGATGAGCGGGCGATGGTGCTGCTGCCGGCCTATCGTCCAGGTGCGCCGTGGTTCATTGTGATGGATGGCGCGGCTTGGCAGTATGACGATCCGCGCTATTTGGCGCGGGCTGCGGCCAAGGCGGCCGAGGTGCTGGGCATGCCCGGCAGCGCGGTGAAGTTGGCGGGGATCATGCACGATCACTTGGATGATTTGCTGACGATGCCCAGCGCGCCGCCGCCAGAGAAGACGCGGGCGACGTTTGGCGAGATGCGCATGTTGGCCGATGGCAAGCTGGTGGGCGGCGAGGAGGTTCGCCTGGATGTGCCGCAGGGGGCGCGCTATGCATGATGTGCGCTCCAACCACAAGGCGCCGGGCGATTCGCTGTTTGCTGACGCGGTGCCTGAGGTGGCGCCCACGGATGCGCTGGACGGCGAGCAGGCGCAGGCGCTGTTGCGCAGGTTGCTGGGCTGGCTGCAGGATGAGCGCGATTTGCAGGCGCAAAACCGTCTGGATATGGCGATCGACGCGGACATGTACGACGGGATGCAGTGGACGCCCGAGGACATGGCCGAGGTGCAGGGCCGGGGGCAGTTGCCGCTGGTGTTCAATGAGATCGCGCCGATGGTCGATTGGATGATCGGCACGGAGCGCCGCTCGCGCGTGGATGCGCGGGTGTTGCCGCGCACCGAGGAGGATGTGGCCATGGCCGACGTGAAGACGAAGGTCATGAAGTACATGAGCGACGTGAACCGCGCGGTGTTTGTGCGCAGCGCGGCGTTTGCCGAGGCGGTCAAGTCCGGCCTGTCGTGGATTGACGATGGGGTCAGGGACGATCCGAGCAAGGAGAAGGTCTACAAGACGCATGAGTCCTGGCGCAATGTGCTGCACGATTCGCGCGCGGTGCGCAGCATGGATTTGGCCGGTTGCCGTTATTTGTTCCGCTGGCGCGATATTGATCTGGATGTGGCGCAGGCGATGTTCCCTGGGCGCGCGCGGCTGCTCCAGGAGGCGGCGCGCGATTTTTCTGCCGATCCGGGCGAGGATGGCGATGTGGATGGCTGGGGCGGGCCGCTGGCGGCGTATGCGGCTGGGCGGCGCGGCTCGGGCGCGATGTTCGCAGGGGTGGGCCATGCGCCGCAGGGGCGGCGGGTGGTGCGCATTTATGAGTGCCAGTACCGGCAGCCGCAGCGCTCGCGCATGGTGCAGGATGGGCCGTTCAAGGGGGTGTTCGATTCGGAGCTGGACCCGATTGTGCAGGCGGCGCTGGCGCGGGATGCGTCGTTGGGCATCGTCGAGAAGGTGGCGATGCGCATGCAGATTGCGCTGTTCGTGCCGGGCGGGATGTTGGCGATGGGGCCGGCGCCGTGGCGGCACAACGATTTCAGCCTGACGCCGGTGTGGTGCTATCGGCGCAGCCGCGATGGGATGCCGTATGGGGTGATCCGCCGTGTGCGGGATTTGCAGCTGGATCTCAACAAGCGCGCGAGCAAGGCCAATTTCCTGATCAACACGAATCAGATCATTGCCGAGGAGGGGGCGACCGACGATTGGGACACGCTGCGCGATGAGGCCAGCCGCCCCGATGGGGTGATCATCAAGAAGCGGGGCACGGAGCTGGTGCTGCGCCGCGATGCGGAGCAGGTGGCCGGGCAGGTGCAGATGATGCAGTACAACGCCCAGGCGATCCAGAAGACGGGCGGCGTGGCCGACGAGAACCTGGGGCGGCAGACGAACGCGGTCAGCGGCGAGGCGATCAAGGCGCGGCAGTTGCAGGGCTCGGTGGTGACGACAGAGCCGTTCGATAACCTGCGCCTGGCCATTCAGCTCTCGGGCAGCAAGGAGCTGAGCCTGATTGAGCAGTTCATGAGCGAGGAGAAGGTGATCCGGCTGGTGGGTGAGAAGAGCCGGCTCGATTGGGTGAAGGTCAATCAGGTGGAGGTCGGGCCGGATGGCTCGGTGCGGGTGCTCGATGACATTACGGCCAGCCTGGCCGATTTTGTGGTGAGTGAGCAGGACTACGCGGGCACGATGCGGCAGGTGATGTTCGACAGCATCAATGCGCTGGCGCAGCGGGTGCCGCCTGAGGTTGGGCTGCGGCTGATGACGATGGCGTTCGAGTATTCAGACCTGCCCAACAAGGATGAGATCGCAGGGGCGTTTCGGCGCATCACGGGCGAACCAGACCCGGACAAGGAGCCCACGCCAGAGGAGCTGCAGGCGCAGCAGCAGCAGGCGCAAGAGCAGCAGCAGGCGCTGCAGATGCAGCGCGAGGATGCGCGCCTGGCGCTGCAGGAGCGGCAGGCGAAGGTGCGCGAGATCAATGCGCGGGCGGCGCAGCTGGAGGCCCAGGTGCAGGCGGCGGGCGCTGGTGTGGATGCGCAGCTTGCCGGCCAGGCGCAGCGCCAGGCGATGCAGGCGCAGGCGCAGGCCAGCGATGAGATCGAGGCGCTGTCGCAGAAGTTGGCGCAGGCGCAAGGGGAGATGCTGCGCTTGCGGATCAAGGCCGAGAGCGATTTGGAGCGCGCGCGCATCGATGCAGACACGCGCGTGAAGGTGGCGCAGATCAACGCGGGCGCGGACGCCAAGCTGGGCAACATCATCAAGCGGCTGGACGCTGTCAGTGCCAAGGTCCAGCGCGCGCAATCGACGGGCACGAAACGACAAGAGGATTTTGCAAATGACGACGCAAGCAGCAATGGAAGTGGCGATGCCTGATTGGCTCTCGGACGAGGAGCGCGAGGCGATGGCGCTGGATTTGGGGCCGCAGCAAGAGGGCGTGCAAGGTGATGCGGACGATGGGCCGGAGGATGAGGCGCAGGCTGCCAGCCAGACCGCGCAGGATGAGGCGCCGCAGCACGACGATGGGCCGGCGGGCGAGGCTGCGCCGCAGCAGCAGGCGACGCAGGCGCCAGAGGAGGGCGATGCGGGCCAGGCGGATGGGGCCGCCGATGCCCAGGCCGCGCAGCCGCCCCAGGAGCCTGAGGCTGCGCCGATGCCGGCGGCGCCGTATCAGTACCAGTTGCCGCAGGACTATGCCCAGCGGGTGCAGGCGTTGAAAGAGAAGTTTGCGGATCTGGATGAGCGCATGGGTTTGGGCGAGATGGGCGCGGGCGAGTATGGCAAGCAGCTGCGCGCGCTGATGGCCGAGCAGCGCACGCTGGACGATTTGCAGGCGCGCCACGATCTGGCCAGGGACATGGCCGAGCAGGCGCAGGCTGAGGCGCAGCGCCGCGAGTCTGCCGGGTGGGATGCGGCGCTGAAGGCGCTGATTGCCAGCATCAAGGATGAGCCGGGCGCGCCCGATTACAACGATGACGCAGTGATGGGCGCGGCCCTGGGCCAGCAGGTGCAGGCGGTGCTGGCTGCGCGCGGGTTCACGGGCGGGCCGGTGCTGGACAAGGAGCAGGTGCTGCAGACGGCGCACCGTGCGGTGCAGTTTTTGCGCACGGGGCAGATGCCGGCCGCTGCTGTGGGCACGACCACAACCCCGGCAGCAGCGCCTGTGGCAGCGCCAGCGGTGGATGCCAGGGCGGCCAAGGAGGCTGTGGCAAAGGCGCGCGCGGCGGATGTGGGCCGGGCCGTGCCGACGCTGGCGACGCTGCCCGGCGCTGACAATGGCGCCGATGGCGGTGAGTTTGCGGCGCTCAATGGTCTCGATGGCGACAAGCTGGAGGCGGCGCTGGGCAAGCTCGCGCGCACCAACCCGGAGGCGTACGCGCGTTATTTGGCGCAGGAGTGAGGCATGGCGTTGGTGCTGGAGTTGCGGCCGGGGCAGGCGCTGCAGGTGGGCGCGGCAACGATCCGCTATGAGTACAAGAGCGGCAATGTGGCGCGCCTGCACGTTGCCGCGCCCAAGGAGGTGCCGGTGCACAAGTGCGAGGGCGAAAATTTTTCGCAGGCCGCGCCCGCTACGGTTCCAAGCATGCGCCAATAGCGGCTACCGATTTGATCCTTGTCGAGCGCAGGAGTGCTGCGAGGTGATTTCAACCTTTCAGGAGGAACACTCGAATGGCTCGAACGATTGTGGGCATCAATGACCCGAAGGCGGTCAAGAAGTACAGCGCGGCGCTGGCGGTGGATGCGTCGCAAAAAGCGTATTGGAATACGCGCTTCATGGGCAAGGGCGAGAACGCCCGCGCGCCGCTGCAGGTGCTGACGGATCTGGAGTCCGATGCGGGCGAGGAGATCAAGTACGACTTGCTGGCCGAGCTGCGCATGTCGCCGGTGGAGGGCGATGACATCCTTGAGAACAAGGAGGAGAAGCTGCGCTTTTACACCGACAGCGTGTACATCGACCAGGCGCGCTGCGGCGTGAACACGGGCGGGCGCATGACGCGCAAGCGCACGCTGCACAACCTGCGCGAGAAGGCGCGCGAGCGCCAGTCGAACTGGTGGGCGCGCTTCATGGATGAGCTGACGTTCATTTATTTGTCGGGCGCGCGCGGCGTCAATGACAACTTCATTTTGGATGAGGATTTTGCCGGCCGCGCCAGCAACCCGCTGACGGCGCCCAGCGCCCGCCACCATTTCTTTGGCGGCTCTGCCACGGCGTTTGCCAATCTGGCCGATTCGGACACGATGAAGCTGGGCACGGTGGATGCGCTGGTCTCGCGCGCAGCGACACAGGGCGGCGGCGCTACGGGTGTGCCGGTGATGCAGCCGTGCAAGGTCGACGGCGAAGAACACTTTGTGCTGGTGATGCACACATGGCAAGAGGATGCGCTGCGCAAGGAGATGGGCGGCGCGGGCTGGCTGGATTTGCACAAGGCGCTGGCGACCGCCGTGGGCAAAAGCTCGCCGATTTTCAAGGGCGGTCTGGGCATGTACCGCAATGTGGTGCTGCACAGCCATCGCAATGTGATTCGATTTGGCAATGCTGGCTCGGGCCAGAACGTGCAGGCCGCGCGCGCGCTGTTCCTGGGCGCGCAGGCGGGCGTGGTGGCCTTTGGTTCGCCGGGCACGGGCCTGCGCTTTGACTGGCACGAGGAGTCGCGCGACAACGGCAACCAGGTGGTGATCACGTCGTCGTCGATTTTTGGCGTGAAGAAGACGGCGTTCACGACGGAGGCCGGCCGCCATGACCACGGGGTGTTTGCGCTGGATACGGCGGTGACCCCGGCTTGAGACAAAGGAGTTCAGAGATGGCTTTCACAACTGAAAACCCTTGGGTGGCGGGCCGCGCGCCTGTGCCTACGCAGACTGACACGAATGTGAGCGCGCCGCGCTTTGTGCAGCAGATGGCGGTGGCCGACAGCGCCGCCAGCAATGTGGGGGTGTTGGGCATTTTGCCTGCGGGCATGACGCCGGCGCTGCCGATGTTGGTGGACACCTCGGGCCTGGGCGGCTCAGCGGCGATTTCGATCGGCATTCTGGATGAGGCCACGGGCGATTTGTCCACCAAGGCCGAGGATGGCGGCGCGGTGTGGGCCGAGGCGGTGGCGGTGGGCTCGGCAGCGGTCAAGCAGGTGGAGGCGACGGCGGCGCTGCTGGCCGTCCAGCCGGCGCAGGTCGATCGCTGGATTGCCGTGAAGTTCAGCACGCAGGGCTCGGCAGCGGGCACGCTGGGGCTGACGGTGCCGTATCGCTCGCCCAATTGAGGGCCAATTGGTTGAGGGTTTGATGGCCTGTGCGCAGGCCATTTTTTTTCGCGGGGTGAGGGATGCGATTGGTATGCAGTTTGCAGCCGCGGCGCGATGGCACGGTGGTGTTTGAGTTCGCCGGCCAGGCTTGGCTGTTTGCGCGCGATGCGCATGGCGATTTGACGGCCGAGGTGGCCGATGGTGCGGCAGTGGCGCATGCATTGGCGACGGGGCATTTTTACCCGGCCGTCGCCGATGATGAGGATGAGGCGCAGCGCTTGACGGCGGAGGTGGCCGATGGTGCGCAGGAGTTTGCCGCCACGCAGCGGGCGCCGCGCCGCCGCGCAGCCAAGGCGCAGTCGCAGGAGTGATGCGTGCGCACGGTGGACGCCCTCTTGCCGGATGTGCTGCCTGCGCTGCCCAGCGTGCCACTGCCGCGCCTGGAGCGCGCGCTGATCCGCGCGGCGCAGCAGTTGTGCCGGCGCGCGCGGGTGTGGCGGGTGTGGACGGAGCCGACGCTGGTGCAGGGGCCGGGCGAGTACGACGTGGATGTGCCGATGCACGCGCAGGTGGAGGTGCTGGAGGCGATGACGGTCGATGGCCGGGCGCGGCAGATGCTGCCTTGGGGGTTTGCGCCTGCAGCGCCTGAGGATACCGCCGGCGGGCATGTGGTGCCCGGGCGCGTGGTGTTTCACGTTGCAGAGGGCGGGCCGCTGGGGCAGGTGCGGTTTCGCGCCGTGCTGCTGCCGGTCGATGGCGCGCCTGGCTTGCCCGATGAGGTGTTTGACCCGTACAGCGCTCTGTTGGCGTTGGGGGTGCAGTCCATTTGCATGGCCGACCGCGACAGGCCGTGGACGGATTTGCAGATGGCAGCAGCGTTGGCGCAGGAGTTTGCTGCGGGCGTGAGCCAGGCTGCAACGCGCGCCTGGCGTGGCTATACCGATGGCACGCGCAGGGCGCGGATTGGATGGTGCTGAGATGCAGGCTGGGGCGTTGATCGATTCGGTGGCGCAGGAGTTGCAGGACGCCGAGCATGTGCGCTGGAGCGTGGCGGAGCTGGCCGGCTACATCAATGACGGGCAGCGCTATGCGCTCTCGAAGATGCCGGCGGCCACGTCGCAGCAGCGGCTGTTGCAGTTGGCTGCGGGTGTGCAGCAGCAGGTGCCCGCCGATTGTTTTGGGCTGCTGGAGCTGGTGCGCAATGCGCAGGGGAGGCAGCGGGCGATTTCCCAGGTGGCGCGCGCCGATTTGGATGCGAGCGCGCCTGGCTGGGCCAGTGGGCCGCTGCGCGATGCGGTGGTGCATTTTGTTCAGGATCCGCGCACGCCGATGCGCTTTGATGTGTACCCGCCGGTGCGCGAGGGGGTGCAGGTGGTGGCGATTGTGGCGCGCAACCCGCAGTCGGTGCAGGCCACGGGCGCGGGGCCGGTGACGATGCGCGAGGAGTTCACCGAGGCGCTGCGGCATTACATGCTGTTTCGCGCCTGGTCCAAGGATGCGGAGTACGGGGCCAATGGCGCCCTGGCTTCGTCGCATTGGGGGGCGTTCACCGAGGCGCTGGGCGTGGTGGCGCCCAGGCCTTCGACGACGGCCGACCCGACGGTTTGATTTTTGTTTTGGAAAGGATTTGCCATGGCGTTTTCTGCGGAATTTGCTGGCGATTTGCTCAAGCTGCTGCTGCACGGTCAGGCCATTGCCTCGTTGGCGCAGAACCATTCGTCCCCAGCGCAGGCGCTGTACCTGGCGCTGCATACGGCCGACCCGGGCGCGGGCGGCAACCAATCCACCCACGAGGTGAACTACACGGGCTATGCGCGCGTGGCGTTGCAGCGCTCGGCCGCTGGCTGGAGCATCACGGGCAACAAGGCGACCTTGGCCAACACGGTGGAGTTTGGCGAGATGACTGGCGGCGCGGGCGGAACGGCCACGCATGTGTCCATCGGCACCAATGTCTCGGGCACTGGCAAGGTGTTGCTGCGCGCGGCCTTGTCGCATCCGATCGAGTACCGCAACGGCAGCGCGGCGCGCCTGCGCCAGAGCACCAGCATCACGGTGCTGACGAGCTGATATGTGGCAGCCCGCCCGCCTGGAGCTTGGCGCCTGGGAGTTGGCCTGGGCGGAGCTGGCGCGCGAGTACGACCCCCCTGGCTCCAGCGCGGATGTCGCCCTTGCGGCGCGATTACAGCCCGACGCCGGGCTGAGTGTTTTTTCGGGTGCAGCGGCGCAACTGCGCGCCCAGGCGTCTGCATCGGGGTATTCGGTCTATAGCGTTTGGGCTGAGCCGCGGCTGCGCGCCCAGGTACAGGCCCAGGCGATGGCGCTGCATTGCAGCGACGCGCAGGCGCAACTGGCTGCCGATGTGCATGCGGATGTGGGCCTAGGGGTGTATGAGCAGGCCCATGCCTGGCTGCGGGCGGTGTGCGAGGCGCATCCGCTCAATGACTCGGATGCGCACGCCACTTTGGCGGTGGTGGTGGACGCCCAGGCAGGGGCGGCGGTGTCGGCCCAGGCGCAGGCGCAGGCGTGCGCCCAGGTGCAGGCGGTGTCGTACGCCGTGGCTTCGGTGCAGGCGCAGATTCATGCCGTTGCGCAAGCGCAGGCGGTGGGGTATGCCGCCGTCAACTGCGATGCGCAGGTGGTGCTGCGAGCGGTGTTCGAGCCGCATGTGAGCCTGCGCTACCTGACGCTGCCGCCAGGCTACGACGCGGCGCTGCGGCCGTTTGAGCCCAGGCAGATCGAGCGCCCGTTCGAGGGGCGCAGTGCAGAGGACTACCGATGATTTTGGCGAAATTCACCAAGCAGCCGCATGACCGAAAGGATTACGACATCACCTACCACGAGTGGCTGCCTGCGGGCGATCAGCTCGACGGGGCGGATACCGTGGTGACGTGCCTGACGCACCCCGGCGACGACAGCCTGGTGGTCGATGAGGTGCAGGTCTCGCCCAACACGGCCAAGCTGTGGGTCTCGGGCGGCGCGCATGGGCGGCGCTACAAGGTGACGGTGCAGGTGGTGACCACGGCCGGGCGCCGCGATGAGAGTGAAGTGGTTTTTATCGTGAAGGATTTCTGATGGCACGCAGGTTTTTCAACGCGGCCCGCGCTGAGCTGTCCAGCAATATCAGCGCTTCGACCACGACGCTGCATTTGGCGCCAGGCGGCAGCATGCCCGCCTTGGCTTCGAGCGACCGCATGACGGCGGTGCTGCAGGATGAGGTGGGCATCGAGATTGTGGAGGTGACGGCCAGCAACGGCTCTGCGCTGACGGTGATTCGCGGGCGCGAGGGCACGGTGGCGCGCTCGTTTGCGCGCGGCTCGGTGGTGGGCCAGCGCCTCACGGCCGCCGACGCGCAGCGTTGGGACGCTCCGCCCCAATGGGGAGAGGTTCAGGGCAAACCGGCGTTCGGCACTGCGGCATATGCGGCGTTGACGACCAGTACCGGCGATGGTACGGCGGGCCATGTGCTGCGCGTGGGTGACCACGGGATCGGCGATTACCTGCCCCATAGGTCGAACCTCGACCTGAACCACCTGCCATACAAAACCACGGCATTTGCTGGCCACAACCTGACCAACGTCCCCGCAGGTGCCGGATGGGTGGTGGTGCAGCAATGGGTCTCCAACGCCAACCTTCAGGACATACTGCAGTGTGTGAGTTATTTGCACTCTGTGGGTGAACATATCTACTACCGCCGCAAGCGCTCTGGGGCTTGGCAGCCCTGGCAGCGCCTGGCGTTGGCCGACACGCCGATGGAGCTGAGGAACAAGACGTTTTCCGGCCATAAGGAATCGCCTTACATACCCGACCCCAGCCTGACTTCCCAGAACACCACCATCAACCTTGATAACGCCTATTGGGGGCTGCAGTACCTGCGTCCGGGCACAGCAAACACCATGACCATCACCTACTCGCGCGGGCTCAATGACTCGACCGATCAGGGGCGGTCGGTGCTGGTGTACCTGCGCCCGCAGGCCAATGTCACGATTGCCGCGCACGCAGTGGTGGCCTGGCCCGATGGACTCAATCGGGCCAGCCCGGTGTTTCCAGCGAATCGGACTTCGGTGATCCATTTCCAGCACGTTCATTTTCCGGGCGACCGGGCGCTGTGGTATGCCAAGCCCTCGCCCGGCACCTGGAACGCCTGAGGAGAGCGCCCGATGCTGCACCATTTCTTTGCCGCCGACGGCGCGCCCCTGCCGTGGCTGGCCACGGCTGTTGTGAACCATTCTTCGCAGGAGCAGACGCTCTCCCTGGATTTGGATTTGCCTGAGTTTTCGACAGACATTGGCGCGATGCTGCTGCGCCTGGGCACTTACGGCACCCACTATTTGGCGCTTTCTGTGGGAGCTGGGCGCAACCATTCCTGGGCTGACATGACGGGCAACGCGCTTGAGGTGCGACACCTCTGGTACGACAAGTATGCGCGGACGCTGAAGATTCCCCCTGGGCTGGTGGCCCAAGGGCAGCAATCGCTGTTGTTGGTCGTCACTCGCGGGGTGTACCACGTCAGCTCGTACTTCGGACGCTTGCATTACAGCTCAGAACCCAACCCCTATTACCTGGTGCTGCGCACGGCAGGCTCGCCAGACCGACGCACCTCGAACTCTGTAGCCCAAGGCACATGGTATGCCAATGCTGGCAGCCCGGCGCTGCTGGCGGGCGTGCACCCCGCTGGTGGGTTTCAGGCGGCCAGGTATCAGGGCAGCATCTTGGATTTCTACGGCATCACCCTTCCTTCGCAGGGCGACGGCATCTGGACGGGTACCTACACCGGCAACAGCCAGGCCAACCGCAACATTGGCTGCCCGTTCAAGCCTCGGCTGATGATTTTCACCGACCGCACCAGCAACCAGGCGTACCTGTGCCCGATGTACAGGGGGCGGATTTTCTCCGTGGTGCAGCACCTGCACATCCCCGAGGAGAACTACGTGAATGAGGACGGCGTGCTGCTGCGCACGAGCTACCTCAACATCAGCGGGCGCAATTACACGGTGACGGCGTATCGGGGTGAGTGATCCGGCCGGGCTCGGTTCCAAGCATGGCAAAACCTTGCCTGGAACAACTCAAAGGATTGGCCTGTCATGTTTAGAAAAACGGCCTCTGCCCTGGCCGTGCTCTACGGCCCCCATGCGCGCACGGACGCGCAGCAGGCTGCGGCCAGCCATGTGCTGGCATCAGCAGGCGCGAAGACGTGGATGGCCGGCGCTGGCTCGACGGCGTGGTCGTGGATTTTGTCCAACCAGTTTTTGGGCCTGGTGGGCGCGATTGCGGCCATCTTGGGTTTGGCAGCCAACATCTATTTTCGGCGCCAGGAGCTGGCCATCAAGCGCGAGTATGCGGCCAGGCGCGACAAGCGCGAGCAGGAGCTGCACGACAGCAAGATGCTCTCGCGCTATGCAGGCGGCGGTGATGAGGAGGGCGGCGATGATTGATGTGTACAGCGCCCCCAACTGCCAGCCTTGCCGCATGACCTGCCGCGCCCTGGATCGGCGCGGCATTGCCTACCGAGTGCTGGATGCGGCCGAGCACGCCGAGTATCTGCGCAGCCTGGGCCATCAGAGCGCGCCTGTGGTGGTGACGCAGGGAGGCCAGCATTGGTCTGGGTTTCGGCCCGACCTGATTGCGCAGTTGCAGGAGGGCCAGGCATGAAGCAGCAGAGCCGTGTTTCTGTGGCGGGGCTGGCGCTGAGCGCGGCGGCGTTCATCGGCCTGGTGGGCTATGAGGGCTATACCAGCCGCGCGGTGATCCCGACCAAGGGCGATGTGCCGACGCTGGGTTTTGGCTCCACGGTGCATGAGGATGGCCGCCCGGTGCGCATGGGCGAGCGCACCGACCCTGTCAATGCCTTGCAGCTGGCGCATGCCCACATCAGCGGCGATGAGGCGCGGTTTCGCGCCAGTTTGCCCGGTGCATCGCTGACCCAGGGCGAGTACGACGTATACGTCGACTGGGTATACCAGTACGGCATGGGGGCCTGGAACAAGTCGAGCATGCGCCGGGAGATTCTGGCGGGCAATCACCGTGCGGCCTGCCATGCGCTGCTGCGCTATCGCTTCGTGGCCGGCTACGACTGTTCGACGCCGGGCAACAAGCGCTGCATGGGGGTGTGGACGCGCCAGTTGGCGCGGCACAAGGCGTGCTTGGAGGCGCAGCCATGATCCTCAAGAGTTTGAATGTGGCAGCGCTGTGCTGGGCGTTGGCGGTTGCGGCATTGATGGCGCAGACGGTGCGCCTGCATTGGGAGCGCCAGGCGCACCGTGAGTTGCAAATGGCCGTGGCCCAGGATCGCCAACAGCGTGCCGAGGCGGCGCTCAAGGCCGAACAGGAAACCGCAGAAAAGGAGTCAGAACATGCAGCAGCAACCCTGGCCAACGGCCAAGCATTCGAGATGGCTGCGCTGGCGCGCGATGCTGCTGTGCGGCGCGACTTGGCTGTGGCTGAGCGGCTGCGCCTCAACGCCGAGCGCCGAGCCGCCACTTACCGTCAGATGGCCCAAGCCAACGCCGCTGCCTGCGAGCGTGTTGCAGATCGACACGCAGCCCTCGACGCGCACATTGTCCGAGGGGTTGAGGTGGTTGCAGGACTCCGAGGCGATCTTGACCGGCGAGACGCCGAGGTGAAGTTGTTGCGATCCCAGATCGACGCCGACCGGGCGTTGCTGGCGCGGCCGCAGGATTGAAGCGGAGGGTAGGGCGCATGCCAGTCATTCGCATCGATGAATTCGGCGGCATTGCCCCGCGCGTGCCGCCGCGCGCGCTGGCCGAGGGCGCGGCGCAGACCAACCACGACTTGATGGCCAGCGCGCGCGAGTTTCGCCCGCTGCAGGACGACCGGAGTGTGGGCGCTGCGCCTGTGGGCGCGCGCACGCTCTACCGCATGAGCCGCTCGGCCCAGGGGGTGCTGCGCACGGGCGCCGAGGGCGGCTGGCTGGCACTGGAGGGCGACTTCAACCATGTGGCCAGCCAGCTCAACGACGATGCCACCGAGCGCACGGTGGTGACGGACAACAGCGGCGTGCAGCCCCCGCGCGTGATCGACGTGACTGGGGCCGACCGCTTGCTGGGCGTGCCCGCTCCGACCAAGCCGGGCCTGGCCGCGCAGATGGCGCCGCAGTTCACGCGCGAGGATGCGCAGGTGTGGTTCGAGGCGGAGTTTCTGCCCCGCGTGACGGAGATCGTCAAGCAGTGCATCTGGGGCGACCCAAGCCAGGATGCGCACCAGCGCCTGTGCCGCTGGGTGAATGGCAAGCCCTGGGCAGGGGGCTTTGCCGCGCACGGCTACGACCAGGATGCGCTGTACCCGTGGATGATGGCCTACCATGTCGAGGTCAACCGCAAGGGCTCCATCGGCATGGCTGGGTTGTTTGGTCGCCAACCCACCTCGGACAAGAACATCTGGCGCGTGCTGGTGCCTGCGCTGCCGTTCTGGGGGCATATTCCGGCCCCGGCCGGGCATGAATCGCCCAAGCTGGTTGATCTGCTGCAGACCATTGAGCATCCCACGAAGGGCACGGCGGTGTTCGACTCCGGGCGTGCGGCAGCGTTCTACAAGGCGGTGCGCGAGTATCTGAGCCCGGACAGCGCCGACATCCAGCCGCTGCGCATGGAGATTGACACCAAGCTGCAGGAGCTGCGCAAGATTCTGGATGGGGAGTACGTCAGCCAGCTGGACTGGACTGGCCCTGAGGATGACCCGACCAAGCCCCAGCCCCCGGCCAAGCCCCGGCACCTGAACTATGGCCAGAGCAACGGCCAGACCGACCCGGACTGGGTCGAGTACGAGCGGCGGATGGCCGAGTGGGAGGAGCGCCGGCGCGAGCGCTTGCTGCGCAATGAGGCGGTCAGCGGCACGCGCGAGGCGGCCGTGGCCAACGCCCAGCGCCTGATTGCCGAGATCGAGACGGCCTCCAAGCGCATCGAGGCGATGTGGTTCGAGCGCCTGGACGGCGCGGCCCAGGCGGTGCGTGAGGGCATTGGTACGCAGGTGACCAAGGGCGAGGACGGCCAGGGATTGCTGGAGGTGGACGAAGACCGGCGCATCGAGACGCGCTTTTACATGGTGACGTATGTGACGGACTGGGGCGAGGAGTCGGCCCCCAGCCCGGTGAGCGACCTGGTGGAGATCGACCAGAACGATTCGGTGACCATCACCTGCCCGGCGCCGCCAGCGGGGCGGCACATCACCAAGTGGCGCATCTACCGCAGCAACTCGGGCACGGAGCAGGCGGCGTTCCAGTTCGTGGAGGAGCTGCTGGCCACGCAGCTGAGCTTCACCGACTCGGTGAAGAACGAGCAGCTGGGCGAGGTGTGCCCGACCATTGGCTGGGCCGAGCCGCCGTATCGCTGGGACAGCCGCAGCCCGGCGAGCATCAAGCCGCCGCGCGGCGACGACCCATACCTGCGCGGGGCGGTGGCCATGCCCAATGGCATCGTGGCTGGATATATAGACAACTTCGTGGCCTTCTGCGAGCCCTACCACCCCTATGCCTGGCCGGTGGAGTACCAGATCACGACCGAGACGCCCATCGTTGGGTTGGGGGTGTTTGGGCAGACGCTGTTCGTGGGCACGATGGCCAATCCGTACCTGATCTCGGGCGCGGATTCGGCCAGCATGAGCGCGGACAAGCTCGACGCCGACCAGGCGTGCGTGAGCCGCCGATCCATCGTCTCGGTGGGCTCGGGCGTGGTCTATGCCTCGCCCGATGGGCTGTGCCTGGCCAGCGGCCGGGGCGTGGAGCTGCTGACGGCGGCGTTTTTCTCGCGCGAGGAGTGGCAGGCGCTGAGGCCCGCGCAAATTTTTGCCGCTGCGCACGACGGGGCCTATTACTTTTGGGCGGGCGGGCAGTGCTACGTGCTGGATGTGCCCTCGCGCAAGTTGGGCACAGTGTCGCTGCCTGCGACGGCGGTGTTCCGCGACCGCATCACCGATCACCTGTACGTGGCCGCTGGCGGCCAGGTGCGCCAGGCGTTTGCCGTGGGGCGGCGCACGGGCCGCTGGCGTTCGCGCGTGCATGTGTTGCCTGCCCAGGCGCCCTTTGCCTGGCTGAAGGTGGTGGGCGATCAAAGCCCCGCCCAGCCGGTGACGGTGCGCTGGTTTGGCGATGGCGCGCTGCGTTACGAGGTGCAGGTGAGCAGCACCCGGCCGGTGCGCCTGCCCCCTGGCCGCTGGCTGGAGCATGAGCTGGAGATCGAGGGCCAGCCGCGCGTGACGCAGCTGGTACTGGCCAGCAGCACAGAGGAGATGCAGTCGGTATGAGCGGGCAGTGGTTATCGCGCCCCAAGGGCAGACAGGCGCAACTGCCGGGCCTGCCTGCAGTGCCGCGCGCCGTGGACGCGGAGGTGGGCAACTGGATGCGCAAGGTGGCCGAGCGCCTGGAGGTGCGCGAGGGCCAGAGAGGCGACCCCAAGGAGCGGGCCGTGACGGTGCGCGAGTTCGAGCGCGCCAACGTGGCCAGCCACTACCTGAGCATGGAGAAAAAACCCGGCCCCGGCGAGATCGGCCTGGAGCTGGGCGGCGGCCTGACGGCGACGATCCACATCGAGAAGTTCATCGACGCCATCCGGGGCCTGCCGCTGTTCAAGGATTTGCTCAAGAGCCTGGACGACCCCAGCCGATTTGACCACCTGCCCGGCCAGATTCGGCAGATTGTGCTGCAAGACATTGCCGAGGAGGCGCGCAAGCGCGGCGCGGACATTCGCCGCGTGGAGCTGGTGCAGCGCGAGCGTTTCAGCCAGCTGGCGGCCGTGGTGCAGGAGCTGACGGCGGCGGTGGGCGATTCGGCAGCGGGCCTGCGCGAGCTGAGCTACGCCTATGCGGACGGCAACTCGGCCATGGCGGGCAAGATCACGCAGCTGCAAGCCTCGCTGGGGCGCTTCTACCTGGACGGCACGCCCGGCCGCGTCGCCCTGGAGCAGGAGATGCGGGTGCAGGCTGATCGCATCACGGGCCTGCGCGGCCAGTACACGCTCAAGGTGCAGGCGGGCAAGGCCATCGCGGGCTTTGGCCTGGCCGCGAGCGACAACGGCACGGGGGGGCTGAGCAGCGCCTTCATCGTGGCGGCGGAGAAATTCGCCATCGTGAACCCGGCCACCTACACCGGCGGCCTGACAACGACCCCGGCGCAGGCGCACATCCCGTTCGGGGTGGATTCGCACGGGATTTATCTGAACCACAACGTCTACATCCGGGGCAATGTGCGCATCGACACGGGCGGCAAGCGCCTGATCGACGGGCTGCGCGGTTCGGTGGACGTGTACCGCAATGGCGTCTGGAGCGACGCGGCGGCCTCGGCGGCGGTGTGGCAGGCGTTGGGCAAGACGGGTAGCCCGTCCAACAGCAATCACCTGGTGATTGGCGACACGGTGACTTTCACCCACGGCAGCACGGTGACCACGAAGGCTTGGATGGGCAGCAGCTGGCGCAACCCCGGCATGGTGCTTAACGGGAACTTGCTGGTTAACGGGAGCGTGGCGGCCAGCAAGATCGACACGCGCGGGTTGACGATCAAGGACAACGCCGGACGAGTGATTCTGGACGCGGGCAGCGTCAACTTCAACCTGATCAACCATATTGCCGGGCTGACGGCCGACAAGGTGACGGGCCTGGGGGCGATGGCGCGCAAGCACTACGCGAGCATTGGCGAGACGGTGCGGTTCTCTGACGGGACGGTGATGGGCGAGCAGGATTTCGTCAGCCGCCTGCGCAACAAGATTACGGCGGGCAACATCAACACCTTCATGGAGGGCGCGGCCATCACCAATGCCTACATCGGCTATGCGGCGGTGGATACGCTGAAGATCGCGGGCAACGCGGTGACGGTGCCCATCCACAAGCGTTCTGATCTGGTTATGGGGGGCAGTGGTTTTGGCAACTGGATGGACTACACCTCGGCCCACATCCATCTGGATCAGCCTGGTGCCGTGCTCATTATGGTGGTGGCGCATATTGGCACGGATGGGCACGGCTGGCGCGTTGCTGGGTCGCGCTTGCTGGTCAACGGCCAGATCGTGTCCGAGCGCGCCATCGACACAGGCTATTACCTGGGGGTGCATTACTGGCGGCACTACATGCCGTCCCCCGGCACGGTGGAGGTGAAGGTGCAGTTCATGGGTGGCGACCCCGGCATCAGGATAGCGCCGTGCGACATTGTTCTGCTGGGGGTGAAGCGATGAGGGCGTTTTATGTGCGGCTCGGCCCGCATGTGGTCGAGTTCGGGGTTTGCCAGCCAGAAACCGAGCACTTGGTGGCCTGCCCCAGTGGCGGCGAGGTGGTGTTTGAGCCGCCGCCCGAGCAGGCCATGCAAGCGCCGCCGCAGCCAGGCGCGCTGTGGAACCTGGAGACGCAGCGATGGGATGCGCCGCAGGAGCCGTCAGTGCAGCCCCAAGCGCGCTGGGCGCAAGTGCGGGCCAAGCGCGATCATCTGCTGGCCGCCTGTGATTGGATCGTCACCCGCGCCCAGGAGCGGGGCGAGCCTGTGCCGCCACAGTGGCTGGCCTACCGCCAGGCGCTGCGCGACATCACCGAGCAGCCCGACCCGGAGCGGATTCAGTGGCCTGTGGCGCCGGAGGCCTCGCATGGCTGATGGCATTAACGACGCTGTTTGCCGTTCCAAGCTTGCGATAAACGGGGTATGGCGCGCGGTGTTCTGACTTTTGACTTTCCCAGGGTGGCGGCGTTTGCGCAGGCGCGCATCCCGTCGCTGGCCTTGCAGGAGGGGATGCGGGCCATTGGTCTGGAGCGTGACGGCCAGGTGATTGCCGCGGCCATCTACGAGGGTTTCAACGGGGCCAATATCTGGGTGCATCTGGCGGCGGTGGATGGCCGCAGCTGGCTGAACCGGGATTTTTTGCGCGCTGGCTTTGCCTACCCGTTCAAGGTGTGCGGGGTGCAGACGCTTTGGGGCTGGGTGGAGGCGCGCAATGCCGATGCCCGGCGCTTTGACGAGCATGTGGGCTTCAGGCAGGTGGCCTGCTTGCCCGGCGCGGCCAGCGATGGCGGCGATGTGCTGGTGTATGCGATGAAGCGGCAGGAGTGCCGGTTTTTGGAGTTGTGAAATGGGCGGGAAGTCGAGCAAGATCCCTGCGCCGCCGCCGGAGCTGGTGGCCGCGCAGATTGAAAGCCTGGGCATTCAAAACGATGCCGTGCGGCGCCTGGTGGGTTTGTCCGAGGAGATGGCGCCGCTGCAGCGCCAGCAGTTGCAGCAGACCATCGAGCAGAGCAAGCAGCTGTGGCATTGGAATGAGCAAGACCGGCAGTTTGCCCTGCAAAAGCGCGATCAGCTCTCGGGCATTCAGGATGCGATTGCCAGTGATGCGACGACGTTCAGCGAGACCGGCCGGCGCGAGCAACTGGCCGGGCAGTCGGATGCGGATGTGGCGCAGGCCTTTGGCATGCAGCGCCAGGCGATGGACAGGCAGATGGCGCGCATGGGGGTCAACCCCAACGATGGCCGCGCGATGGCCGGCAAGGGGGCGATGGCCATCAGCGAGGCGCTGGCGCGCGTGCAGGGGCGCAAGGTGGCCGGCGATACCGCCAGGGCCGAGCGCCTGCAGTTGTACGACCGCGCCAACAACGCGCTGGCGGGCTATCCGTCGATGACGATGGGCGCGCAAGGCCAGGGGGTGAACACGATGGGCGCAGGGCTGAGCGCCTTCAACGCGGGCATTGGCGGGATGATGCAGACCCACCAGGGCGTGGCCGGCGCCGCAGGCCAGATGGGCAGCAGCGCGGCCAACATGTACGGCGTGCAGATGAACGCGCATTTGCAAGACAGGGCCAACCGCGCCGCTGGGTGGCAGGCGTTTGGCACGGCGTTGGGCTCCATCGGCGGGGCTTTTTTGGGTAAGAAACTAGGGTTGTGATATGTCCAGTGGTGTAACGGCGTTTTTGACGGGGCTGATGAGCGGCGGCATGCAGGGCTATGAGCTGCGCCGCAAGTGGGATCAGGAGAAAGAGGAGCGGCAGCAAAAGCAGGAAAAGCACAGCCTGGAGGTGGGCAAGCTGCGGCGCGAGGCGGAGATTGCCAAGGAATACGACGATCTGGCGCAACGGATGGCGCCTGGCGGGCAGGGCAACGCGCTGGCGCACCCCGTGCAGGATGCGATCAGCCGGCTGCAGGAGCAGTCGCGCCAGGCCAAGAGCGCGCAGGCCCAGGCAACAGCCCCTGCAACAGCCCCGGCTGCTCCGGCTGCTCCGGCTGCTGCGCCTGCCGCAGCGTCAGCGCCCGCTGCGCCGCCTGGGGTGGCCGGCCTGGGCATGCCGGGCAGCCTGTCTGCGGCCACGCCGGCCATCGGCCAGCCGGGCGATGGCTTTGAGCATGGGCACATCATCAATTCGATCATGAAGCCCAGCGAGTACAACCAGCAATTGGGCGCGCTGGCGCTGCGCAAAGGGAATTTCAGCCAGGCCGGCGCGTTGTTTGAAAAGGCCGAGCAACAGCGCAATGCCCGTGAGGATATGGACTTTGGGCTGCGGGTGCTGCGCAATCAGGATGGAGAAGATGCAAAGGGCTTGATGGCCTTCGTCAGCCAGCAGTCCGTGCCGGGCGTGAAGGCGGTTCAAGATGAAAAAACGGGCGTGACCTTCTTGCAGGTGGCGAATGAGCAAGGGGGAGTGGATAGCATGCCCCTGACGGGCAACAACTTGCTGCACATGGCGATTGCTGTTCGCAAGCTTCAGCGCGGCGACCCATCGGCGCTGGAGGATTTGGCCGCGGTGAACAAGGGGCTGGCCGCAGCTGTTGCTGCAAGCTACACGGCCCAGCAGAGCTTGGCCGAGGCCAACAACAAGGCCCGCAAGCAGCAGTACGAGATGGAGCAGGCGGCCCTGTCTGGGCAGTTGTTCGCCGATATTGTGCGAAAGCGCGGCGGCACCCAGGCGGAGATTGCGGCGGCCAGGGCGGGGGTTTTGAAGCCCAGCCTGGAGCGCCGCGCCGGCGATGGCGAGGACAAGGTGCGCTGGAGCGCATCCAACGTGAGCCATGCCTTGGGCGAGCCGGTGCGAGATCAGTTTGGCAATACGACATACGAGGTCAAGCCCGAGCGCATGGATGCGTTTCTCAACTTCGTGAAGATGACCGGGGCAACAGACGACCAGGCGGCCTTGCCGAAGTTTCTCGCCCATGAGGCCGATCTGCAAAGGCTTGGGGATATTCCGGGTGAGGACATTGCCAGGTTGCACGCCAATCCGGGTTTGGCCAAGCAGTTCAATCAGACATTCGGCCCCGGCATGGCCGAACTGGTGCTGCAAATGAGGCGCTGATTGGCGGTTCCAAGCATGCAAGCATGCTGACCTGACTATCAGGAAAGCGTGCGCATGCCTACGAACCAAGAGCAAGAGAACCCCTTCGGCAAGATTTCCCTCTCCGAATCGAAGGTGGAGAACCCCTTTGCGGTGTTTGCCAAGAAGCCCCAGCAGACACACCAAGTTCCACCACAGGATGAGGAAAACCCCTTCGGCAAGATTCCGCTCTCTGAGTCGAAGGTTCCAAACCCCTTTGCGGTGTTTGCCAAGAAGAATCCGCAGCCCGAGCCTGTGCCGCAGCCGGAGGCCAAGCCTGAATACACCTGGGGCGAGACTGTTGCCAACACGGCAATGGCGCTGGGCTCCAAGCTCAATCAGGGGGCGCTGGAGTTTTCTGCGGCGCTGGCCCGGCGCGCGCAGGCGCCGACTTCCTCGGTGCTGGCGGATGCGTTGAGCGCGGCCGCGGCGGTGGATCGTGGCATCACCGATAGTTGGAACTTCTTCGGTGGCGATGCCAAGTACTCCAAGAGCTTGCAGCGCCAGGCGCAGATGGCTTCGGATTTTGCTGCGGAGCAGCGGGCCGAGAACGAGAAAAACAACGTTGTTGCGGGCCTTTTGGGGCGGTATTTGGACGCAAACCAAAAAGCGCGGGCGGAGTATCAAGACTTCGACCAGACCATGAACCCGCAGTTTGCCGCGCAGCAGCAGGCGGTGGCCGACGCCAAGGGGTTTTGGGGCACGACCAAGGCGTATGCGCAGAACCCGATGGCGTTGGCTGGAGATGTGGCTGGTTCTGCCCCGGCCATGCTGGCCGGCGCTGGCTTAGCGCGCGCGGTTGGTGCGGCCACCTTGGCGCGCGGCGGCACTATGGCGCAGGCCACGGCCAGGGCATCGACGGCGGGGCTGTTGGCCGAAGGGGCGACGTCGGGCCTGATGGGGCGCGAGCAGTTGTACGGCAAGGTTTCGCAGATGCCGTATGCGCAGTTGATGGAGTCGCCGCGCTTTGAGGAGTTGGTCAAGGGCGGCATGTCGTTCAAGCAGGCGCGCGAGCGGCTGGCCAATGAGCTGGCCGATCAGGTGACTTTGCCTGCGGCCATGGCGACCATTGCGGGCGGGAAGCTGATGAACTGGCTGTTTCGCGGCGACGCGTCGGCGGCTTTGCTGGCGGGCCAGAAGGCGACGCTGAAGACGATCCCCCGAAATGCCGCGCAGGAGGGCGCGGAAGAGGCGGTGCAAAGCGTGGGCGAGGAGGCGGCATCGCACCGGGCCGAGCAGCAGGCCGATGTGCATGCGGACTTCGACCTGGGCGGCACGTTGGCCCGCGGCCTGATGACGGGCGCGGCCATGGGCGCTGGCGGCGCTGCGGGCAGTGCGCTGGATTGGCGCGGGCGCAAGGGCGCTGGTGCCGCCGCGGCCCAGGCGCAGGGGGAGGGCGACGAGCCGGACGACGGGCTGGACGAGGGGCCGGGCGAAGGGCAGCAGCCGGCAGCGCCGGCCGCCCAGCAAGCGTTCTCGCGCGAGGGTTATGTGCAGTATCGCCGCACGCTGGAGTCTGGCGGCAACCCCCAGGCCAAGGCCAAGACGTCATCGGCCTTTGGCATCGACCAGTTTCTGGATGGCACCTGGCTGGATGTGGTGGCGCAGGCCAAGCCCGATTGGGCCGAGGGGCTGACGCGCGAGCAGTTGCTGGCCCAGCGCGCCAACCCGCAGCGCAGCGGGGAGATGGCCGATTTTCTGGATCGGCAGAACGCCCAGCGGTTGCAGAGCCAGGGGCTGGAGGTGAACAACCACAACCTGTATGCGATGCACCATTTTGGCGCCAAGGGGCTGACGTTTGCCAAGGCGGCCATGGACGTGCCGATGGCGCAGATCCTGACCGAGGCCCAGCTCAAGGCCAACCCGTACCTGGCCAAGATGAGCAAGGCGCAGCTGATTGCCCATTGGGACAAGCGGGCGGGCGTGCAGGCCGCTGCTGGCCATGACACGCCTTCGACGAGGGTGCATATCGACGATGCGGCCGATGCGCGCGCCGCAGAGATCGAGGTGCTGCAGAGCATGGGCGAGAACCTGACGGATGCGCAGCGCGCGCGGCTGGGCCAGTTGCAGGCCGAGGAGGCCGCGGCCCAGCCGGCGCGCAGCTTTGAGCAGGAGCTGGCCGAGGCGGCCGAGCTGGATGGGCAGGCTCAGCAAGCCCAGCAGGCTGGCCAGGCGCAGAGCGTGCCGGGCCGCGCGGCGGAGATGGTGCTGCAAAACCGCGACCGCAGCACGGCGGCGAGCATCGAGCAGATGAACGCGATTGCCGCGAAGCCGGACTATCTGCGCACTGGCCCGAGCCGCACGATGGATCAGGGCGCGCCGGTGGTGTTTGGGGATTTTCCGGCCAGTTCGATTCTGGGGCGCGAGGAGACGGTGGCCGATGGCCGGGGCGACCGCGTGAAGACGCGCTATGCGGTGGTGGATGCGGCGGATGTGATCCCGTCCAACACGGCCGATGGCCTGCCGGTGCAAAGCTATGCGGCCGGCGAGCCGGGCAAGCTGCGCGCGGTGGCGGGCAATGGCCGCGCCGCCGGGCTGATCGAGGCTTACAACCGGGGCACGGCCGGCCAGTACCGCCAGGAGCTGATGGAGGATGCGCAGTCGCTGGGCATCGAGCCGGCGCACATCGAGCGCCTGCAATCGCCGATGCTGGTGCGCATCATGGATGAGGCGGATGTGACGCCGGACATTGGCGACCGCAGCAACACGGTGGCCACGGCGCGCCTGTCGCCGCTGGAGGAGGCCAGCAACGATGCCAAGCGGGTGAATCTGGCGGCGCTGGAGTTTGGCGAGGATGGCAGCCCCACGGCGGCGTCGCTGCGCGGCTTCATCAATGCCATGCCCGAGGCCGAGCGCGGCAACATGCTGGGGCCCGATGGCGCGCCCACGCGCCAGGCGGTGGATCGGCTGATGGCGGCGGCGTTCAAGCAGGCCTACGGCAATGATGAGCTGGTCAAGCTGCACGCGCAGGCCACCGACCCCGAGGCGCGCACGGTGATGGCGGCGCTGGCCGATTCGGCCGGGGCGATGGCCCAGCTGGCCGGCGCGGGCGAGTTTGACATTCGCCAGGCGGTGGCCGATGCGGCGGCGCTGGCAGTCAACGCGCGGCGCAAGGGCCGCACGCTGGCGCAGGAGGTGCAAAATCTCGACCTGGACATGAACCCGGAGGCGCTCGTCATTGCCCAGTTCATGGCCCAGAACATCCGCTCTGCCCGGCGCATTGCCGATGGCCTGCGCAATTTTGCCCAGCGCGCGCTGCAGCAGGTGCAGATTGCCCAGCAAAATGCCGTGCAAGGCGGCATGTTCGGCGATCAGCCCACACTGACCAGAAAACAGCTTTTTGAGGAGTTTGGCAATGCCCACCAACAACCCGCAGCCCAGCCCGGCGCAGCCCGAGCAGAGTCAGGACAAGCCCCTGCTGCGCAGCCAGGGCGGGCTGGGCCTGATGCGCAGCTGGCTCAACCAGAGCGAGCCCACGCCCGAGCAGCAGGAAGTGGCCCAGCAGATCGCGCTCAAGGCGGTGCAGCAGCAGGGCAAGACGGGCGCGTAGAGGCGGCGGCTGGGGCGGCGGCTGGCCCTGGCAGCGCAGATCGCCCCGATGTGCGCTTGAGCCGCCAGAAGGGGCAAGCGCAAGAGCTGGGCCAGACCCAGCAACAGTACAAGGACACCGAACGCGCCTACGGCGGCCGCGCGGCCTACGATAGGGCCAAGGCCGCTGGCAAGACCAAGCTGAGCTACGGCCAGTGGGTGCAGGTGCGCACGCCCAGCTTCAAGCAGTGGTTTGGGGATTGGGAGCTGGCGGGCCTGGCAAAGAGCATGCGCCGTGTGCGCGGCTCGAACCAAGCCAAGGAAGTGCGCGCAGAGATCGTAGGGGCTGAGTTGGTGAACCTGGAAAGCGGGTTCACGGCAACGGTATCTGGCGAGTCGTTCGCCAAGATGATGAGCCGCTCCAACGTGGAGCGCTCCGTGTCATCCCAGGCGCACATGCAGGCGCTGGGCAACATTGACAAGCTGTTCGCGTTGGCGCGTGTGCGAGAGGTTCGCGCGCCCAAGAAAGTGCATGACGCCGGGGACATGGCGGCTGTGCATCACTTCGAGGTGCCGATGCCGTTTGACGGCCAGGTGCTGCGCGTGAAGATCATGGGCAAGGAGTTTGTCTCGCCCGACAAGGGCAACCGTCTGTACCTGATTGAAGCGGTTGAAATAGAAAACGCCGGGGTTGAAGGAGAAGACCCTAGGGTGTCTGGTCAATTCCAGCGCGGTGGTGAAACCGCGTCCTCTCCGCTGCCCGGCGCTGACGCAAGATTCGCACAGATGGTGGAGGCTGTCAATGGTGATGGTGTCTCCAAGGCCGTTGACCCCGACACTGGTGAGCCGCTGGCGACGCACTTGGATGGCGGCCATGAGTTTGAGCAAACTGCGCGCGCCTATGGCGGTCGCGCGGCCTACGACAGGGCCAAGGCCGCTGGCAAGACCAAGCTGAGCTACGGCCAATGGGTGCAGGTGCGCACGCCCAGCTTCAAGCAGTGGTTCGGGGATTGGGAGGCGGTGCAGAACGTCGACGTTTTGCAAGGCCCGGCGGTTGCCGTTTTGGAAGGGCACGATGCCCCGCACGGCTACCCGGCACTGCGTGAATGGGCGCTGGCCCAATTTCAGAAGGTAGGCGGCAAGGCCACGAACCCAGAGATTGGTGACGTGGCGCTGGACATGCGCGCCGTGCGTGATTCCATGGCCCACGGCATGAACCCGTTCAAGGCGGAGGCTTTTGCGGCGGTTGCTCCCGTGATCGAGAAGGGTGCGGTTGTCGCCCGGGGTGAAGGCGGTAAGAGCGTCTACATCAGTGCGCCGGTGAAGATCCGTGGTGTCGATGATGTGGTGACTGTGCTGGTACACCGCGAGGAACATACCCAGCGCATGTATGTTCACAGTGTGACGACCAAAGAAAATCTCCTGAAGGCCAGGGATTCCAGTTCTTCCACTGCTGCAAGCGCAACCAGTTCTGGCAAGGTCACTTCAGGAGATGTTGCCAGTGTATTGCACAACCTGCTGACCTTCAACCCTTCTGAGGTTTCCAAGGCCGTTGACCCCGACACTGGCGAACCGCTGGCGACGCACTTGGATGGCGGCCATGAGTTTGAGCAAACTGCGCGCGCCTATGGCGGCAAGGCGGCATGGGAGAAAGCCAAGGCAGAGGGGCAAACGAAACTGACCTACCATCAGTGGGTGCAGGTCAGAACGCCTGCGTTCAAGAAATGGTGGGGTTATGACTGGCAAGCCGATCAAGCGAACGAGAGAACAACAGGAGCAAGAGGAACTGGCGCAGTTGCGCAAAGCTCAGACAGGGGAGGAGATCGTGGCTTGGCTCAGGGGGCTGCCAGAGGATTCCCCTTTGTTTCTCCCAACGGAGAGCCGCGAGTTTTCTATCATGGAACGCGAGATGCGTTTAGCGCGTTCGATGTTGAACACCCCAACAAAAAAGACGTAGGCTGGTTGGGGCGCGGCCACTACGTCACTAGCGACCGGTGGACGGCTGAGTATTACGCCAAGGCCAAGCGCGGAGAGTCTGCACCGCGCGTGATGGAGCTGTTTGCGCGCCCTTTTAATGCGCTGGAGTTGACCCAGGAAGATAAAGCGCGTTTCAAGAATTTGACGGCCAAAGGGGCGCAAAGCCTGTCGCAGCAGTTGCTGGCGAAGGGTTATGGCGGCACCTACACGATCGATGAGGATGGCGGCATTGAGTTTGCCGTGTTCGATGCGCGCGGTCTGAAGTCTGCCACCGGCAACAGCGGCGATTTCGACGCGCAAAACCCGGACATTCGCTACAGCCGCCGGCAGCAGGCGGCGGGCCAGCAGCGCGCAGAGCAGGTGCGCCGCACGGTGGATGGCATCCGCCGCCACTGGAAGAATGCCCCGGAGGTGGTGGTGGCCGCCAGCCTGCACGATGAGGCCATCCCCGAGGAGCTGCGCAGCGCCGTGCAGGCGAAGCAGGGCCAGGGTGCGCCCGAGGGCTTTTTCCACGATGGCAAGGTGTACCTGATTGCTGACCGGCTGCCCAAGCCGCGCGATGTGGCGCGGGTGCTGCTGCATGAGGCGCTGGGCCATTGGGGCTTGCGCGGGGTGTTTGGCAAGCGGCTGACCCTGGTGCTGCGCGATATTCAGGCGGCGCGGCCCCAGGAGGTGATTGCCAAGGCGCGCGAGTATGGCCTGCATGGCCTGGGGCAGGCCAAGGAGGCGAGCAATTCCGAGATTTGGAAGAGCATGAGCCAAGAGCAGCGCGATGAGGCGGCCGAGGAGGTGCTGGCCTCTATGGCGCAGCATCAGCCGCAGCTGGGCTTTGTGCGCCGCGCGGTGGCGGCGATGCGCTCCTGGCTGCGCGAGCATGTGCCGCTGTTCAATGAGCTGGCGCTCACCCAGGATGAGATCGTCAACAACTATTTGCTGCCCGCGCGCCGTTGGGTGGAGCGCAGCGCCAAGGCCGGCGTTGCCGGCGGCCGCCCGGCTTTGAGCCGCAGCAGGCCGCGGCCGGCATCCGATGCCGAGAAGGCGCGGATTTTGCAGGGCGAGCCGGTGGCGAGGCTGGCCACCAAGGATGCGCCAAGCGGCAGCTATGCCGATGTGGTTCAGGCCGTGGCCCGGATGTTTGCGCGCCAAGGCGGGGTTGCCACGCGCCAGGATATTGGGGAGGTGGTACTTGATGAGCGTGCGGCCAAGTCGTCGATGGCGCACGGCGGGGCCAATGCGTACAAGCGCGCGGCGTTTGCTGCTGTCAAGGATGTGATCGAGCGCGGGGCTGTGGTGATGCAGGCGCAGCATGCTCGCGATGGAACCAGCTTCTATATTGCCGCCCCGGTCACGATTGACGGTAGCGACAACATGGTGACGGTGCTTGTGCGCAAGGACGCCAACACGCAGCGCATGTACTTGCACAGCGTGATGCTCAAAGAAAATCTCCTGAAGCCGAGCGTATCTGCTGCTGATGCCGAAGCATCCGAGCCACACAGCGCAACAACTTCAGGAGACGCCCAGAGCATAGCGCAAAACACGCACGAGCGTGAAGCGGTAGAAAGTCCCCTGAAGCGCCGAGTATCCAGTGTTGATGCAAAAGCATCCGAACGGTCTGGCTCATCCGCTTCAGGGGACAGCTGGAGCATAGCGCAAAACGCACACAAACGCGAAGCAACAAAAAGCCTTCTTGATCTGAGAGTGTCCAGGACTGACACCGCAAGCGGTGTGGAGCGATCTGGCTCAACAAATCAAGAAGGCAAAGCCACTGTACCACCATCCCCACAGGAGGGCAAGGCCGCGCCCGAGGCGGTGGCCGACGAGCTGCGCCGCCTGCTGACGCTGGACGTGCAGGCCGGCCTGCAGGACGTTCGCTTCAGCCGCAGCCAGCGTGTGCGCGCCGCAGCCAATGCCGCCTTGGACAAGGTGGGCGATTGGATGGACGACAGCCTGGAGATCCCCGAGCATTGGTCGCCTGCGGAGAAGTCGGCGGCATCGAAGTTTGATCGCTACTCGAAGAAGCAGCCATTGAGCGAGCGCGTGCGCGAGATTGGGCACAACGCGCGCGACAGAGTGGTGCAAGGGGTGGTGGATCAGTTCCGACCACTGAAAGGCCTCTCCAAAACGGCTTGGATGCAGGCGCAGCTCTCCAAGGGCACGGATGGCGCGGTGGAGGCGGTGGCCACGCTGGGTATCCCTGTGCTCAAGGATGGGGCCATTGCCGTGGAGACGGACCAGTACCCCGAGGGGTTCCTGGGCGAGCTGTCCAAGCAGCTGGGCAGCACCGAGGAGGTGCGCAACTTCTTCATGTATGTGGTGGGCAACCGGGCAGACCGGCTCTCCAAGGAGTGGACTGTGACGTATGCAGACGGTACAACCGTGCGCTACAAAGACCAGGCCACGGCGCTGCAAGCGGCCAAAGGCAAGCCGGGCGCAAAGGCGCAAGCTGCATCACGCGAGAACCTGTTCAACGCCGAGGAGATCGAGGCGATGAAGAACAAGCTCTACGGCAAGATGGCCAACGGCAGGCCCCGGCCCGAGGCCTACCACAATGCGTTGGTGGCGCTGAACCGCTACAACCGCTCGATTCTGGACATTGCCGAGGCGGCGGGCCTGATCGACCCCGAATCGCGCAAGCAGTGGGAGAGCGACTTCTATGTGCCGTTCTACCGCGTCTCGGCAGAGAACAACACGGCGTTTGACTTCAGCAGCAAAGGCACTGGCCTGGCGCGCCAGCAGGTGATCCGCCGATTGGAGGGCGGCACGGACAAGCTGGGCGACCCGCTGGAGAACCTGATGGCCAACTGGCATGCGATGTTGACGGCCAGCATGCGCAACCTGGCGGCCAACAATGCGCTGAATGCGGCCCAGAGCATGGGCGAGGCGCGGCAGGTGAAGGAGCCTGTCGAGGGCGGCACCTGGACGATGCAGGGCGGCAAGAAGGTGTATTGGCAGGTCGATGATCCGCTGGTGCTGATCGCGCTGGAGTCGCTGAACTTCAATGGCTACAACAATGCCCTGATGCGCACGGCTGGCAAGGCCAAGCACATGCTGACGGTGGGGGTGACGGCCTCTCCGGTGTTCCGCATCCGAAACCTGATCCGGGACACGCTGCAGGCCACGGCCACGGCGGATGTGGGCTACGACCCCATTGGCAACGCATTGGAGGGCTTGGCGCTGACGGCCAAGGGCAGCGACACCCGCGCGCAATTGATTGCCGGCGGCGGCGCGGTGCGGTTTGGCTCGTTCAATGATGGCAATCAGGCACAGCATTACGAGCGCATGATTGCCAAGGGCATTGAGGAGGGGCAGATCCTCGATACCCCGCAGAAGATCCGGCGGTTTTTCGGGGACGCGCTGAACAATTATCAGGAGGTGGGCGACCGCATCGAGATGGTCAACCGGGCGGTGATCTACCAGCGCACGCTGGCCAAAACCAAGAGCCACCTGGAGGCGAGCTTTGAGGCGCGCGACCTGATGAACTTCACCAGCATGGGCAGCTTTGCGGCGGTGCGCGCGATTGCCCAGGTGGTGCCGTTTGCCAATGCCCGCGTGCAGGGCATGGATCGCCTGGTGCGCGGCGCGGCGCGCGACCCGCGCCGGTTCTGGGCGGTGACGGGGCTGATCGGCATGGCGTCGGCTGTGCTGTACCTGCTCAATGCCGATGATGACGAGTACCGGGCCATGCCGGATTACATCCGCAACACCTACTGGCCGGTGAAGATGGGCGGCAAGTGGTACTACATCCCCAAGCCGTTTGAGGTGGGGGCCATGGGCACGGTGGTGGAGCGCTTTACCGAGCTGGTGTTCTCGGATGGGGATTACCAGGCCAAGGACTTCAAGGACTCGGTGATGTCGATCCTGATGAACTCGCTGTCGATGAACCTGACGCCGCAGCTCATCAAGCCCGCTGCCGAGGCTTGGTTCAACTACGACATGTTCCGCGAGCAGGCCATCGAAGGCATGGCGCTGGAGCGGCTGCTGCCCGAGGATCGCTACGATGCCAACACCTCGGCAGCGGCCATTGCGGCCGGCCGGGCGCTGGGCGCATCGCCCAAGAAGATCGAGCACCTGATCCGGGGCTACTTTGGCTGGCTGGGCGTGCAGGCGCTCAACGCAGGCGACTGGATGGCGCGGCCGATGATGGACTTGCCCGAATCGCCCAAGAGCGACTTGAGCAGCGTGAACAACTGGTTCGTGGTGGGTGATATGGTCAAGGACTCGGGCACGATCCCATCCAAGTACGCCGAGCGCTTCTATCGCCTGCAAAGCGAGATCAACGAGATCTACGCCTCAGCCAGCAACGCCCGCAGGCTGGGCGAGCTGCAACGGTACCAGGAGCTGGTCTCGCGCCCGGAGATGGCCGCCTACCCGGTGCTGCACCAAGCGCAAAAGGGCGTGACGCTGATCAACCAGCAAATGCGCCTGACGCTGGCCAGCTCGGCGCCGGCAGCCGAGAAAAACCGCCGCCTGCAGGAACTGCGCGCCCGGCGCGACGAGATCGCCCGCCGGGTGGACAAGATCGTGCGGGAGGCGCAGATGTGGCGCAAGGGGGGGTAGGGGTTGCGATCGCTCAGATCAGGGCCGCGATTTGGCTTGCGTCACAGGTTCTGATTTGGCGACGGCGTTCATGGCATGGGGCTTGAGGATGCCCCATGCCTCTTTTGCGATGTAGCCGGTGACGGTCATAAAAGCCGCAGCGGCTACGCCAATAACCCACGCAAGCACTTTTGCGGTGTGCCTGATTTGCTTGAATTCGGAGACGTCGCTTTTGATGCGGGCGATGTCTGCTTCCAGTTTCGCAACAGACTCTTTGTGCTGATCAAGCTTGGCGTCGATAGCGCCAAGGGTTTTTTGCACATCGGTCATTTGCTGCCAGACGAAAACCGCATCCATGCCATGTGCCATGCCCATTTGTGCAGGCGTGGTCATGATCGCTGGCGGGGCAACGGCTTCTTCTGTTGCCGCTTGTTTTTTGGCGCGGGTGGTGGCCATCACGCCGTGCCTTCCATACGGGTCTTGAGCCATTCCCACATGTCCGACGGGCCGCGCCCGTAGTAGCTGGCAAATGAGGTGACAAGTGTGGGGCCAACAGGAGACTTCTCGCCTTGTTCCTGGCCGGTGATGTTCAGCAGATTGGAGACTTCGATGGTGGTGCCGCCATAACGCACCAGCCACCCGGCCTTTGCTTGCAGGGTGTGCCGATCTTTGGACTCAAAGCGACTCTCGACTTCCTGCTTGAGTCTGTCGTAGTTGTCGCCCAGCGGGGTGATTTGGAAGATTGGCATGATGTGCGCGATTGTAGTCAGGCAAGCAATGTCCCCCACCTTGGTGGAAATACGGATGTGCGCAGTTCATGGCGCGATCCTTCTTGTGGTGAGGCATGCCCTGCCTGCCTGCTGGGGTAGGCGGCATGCGGGCATGGATGGAATGGGGTTCAGGCCAGCGCGGGCGGCTGTGCGGGCGGCAGCCTGCGTTGCAGGGCGCGGGCCATGCGCTGGGTGCAGACGTTGGCAAGCCGGGCCAGTTCTTCAGGTGGCAGGTGCGCGTCGCCCGATTCGATGGCGCTGGCCCATTTGGAGCTGGGCAGCACGTAGGCGTCGCGGGCGATGGGGTTGATGCTCATGCCATGGCCGTAGCCGAAGCTGACGATAAAGCGCTGGCTCATCAGGGCGTCAAGCACCAGCCCTTGCAGCACTTCAGGGGGCAAGTCCCAGCGCTGCTGCTGGCCGCTGCGCAGGTTGTCGATGTACTGGCAGGCGGCTTCGTGGGCTGCTTGCATGGCCGGGCCGCCGGTGAGGTCGAGCGCCGGGGCGGTGGTTTTTTGCGGATCCGCTGGTGCCCACTGCGCGATGTGGCGGCTGAGGATGCTCACGGCCTCGGTGAACTGATTTGCCGGTATGTGGCGGTAGTCCACCTTGAAGTGGGCTTTGAGCTTGCTCCAGCCTTGCACCATGATTTGCGCTTGCAGGTCTTTGGGCATGCTCTTGGCAAAGTCTTGGAGCAGGCTACGCAGGGTTTGTGCTTGCTCGGCTGAAAGGGTTTGGTCGGGGCTGACGCTGTAGGGCTGGGCTGGTGCTGCGCCAAAGTGGCGGGCCAGCACGTCGAAGCATTCGCGCTGGTACTGAATCAGCCGCTCGCGCAGCTCGGGCTTGACGCGGCTTGCGCTGATGCCAAAGAGCCAGCCGTTGAGCATATTCAGGGGCAGGCAGGTGGTTTGTTGCGGGCCGCCTTGCGAAGGTGTGGTCGTAATACACACACCTTCTGCCAGCACGGGATTTCGCTTGATGCGCTGCAATTGGGCTTGCCAGTCTAGGCCGATTGCGTCGCACACGGGGCGCAGGGCTACGGCAGGCTGACCGTCAATGAGGGTGACGAGAAGGGCTTGGCCGTGGAAGTCCACGGTGGTGAGGGCGTTAGCCATGATGGCTCCTTTGACAAACAGGTTGTGGAGCCTGCCGCTCACCGTCGCCAAACGATGGGTGGCAGGCGCGTGCGGGTTGGCGAACCGGGTCAAAGGTACCGGCAGCCCTTGCGGGCTCCCACACGGCCTGCCATAAAAGGAAGCCGCGCCCGCGCAGCACGGGCATGAAAAAAGCCGCTTGCACCATGAGAGGCGAGCGGCCTTGCTGCGCCTTTGACTTGTTGGGTCGCCAAACCCACGCCTCTTGCGAGGCAGGCGCATGATACCCCAAGCAGCAGCCAAAGAAAAGCCCGCTGATGGCGGGCTTGAGCGCAGGATTGCGGAGTTAATCCGCATCAGGCGGGGGGCTTTTTTGCCGCGATCGCCACGCGGCAGAGGCACCCCATCCACCAACAAAGCCAAAGATGACTTTTGTCAGATCCAGCACGATCGCGTCTTTGTCGTTGAGCAGCGCCACAATGATCAGGGCCACGACAACCAGCACCACAAATCCAGCAAAGACCAATCGGTGCAGGTGCATTGCTCGTTGCACTGCGCGCTCATCCTTGCGGTCGGCCGCTTGTGCCGCAATGCTTTTGTCTGCAATGCTGGAGTTGTGATCGATTTCCTTGCTGGCCAGCTCTGTTTGCTTGAGCTCAAGGGCGATCTTTGACTCCTGCAGCGCCAACATGCGTTGCAAGGTTTGTTCGCTGATTTGCGGGGTTTGCGGCGTAGGCACGCTGCTCAGTTTCTTGTTCATGCCGATTGCGGTCGCAACATGGGCACAGAGTACACCACGTCAAAGCGGCCAAAGCCTGGGCTGCCAATGCTTGGCGGGATGAAGCGCGAGCGTTCAATGAGATGTGGCTGAGTTTGCGCCAGCTTTTGGTATTGGCGCGCAGAAAGCACCTCGCGCTTGACCGGGCGCATGATGTGCATGGGGCGTTGCTTCAT